TTAGACATTCTCTTCGATGCCTCCACAAGCCCATAATATTGCTCTCGCAATATATTCAGGTACAATATACTCTTCGTCTATAGCTTCGGCTAGTGCATATGCAAACAAGCCTTTTCCTACTTGTGAATTATCAACATGCTTATAAATGAATTTAGCATCATCACGTAACGAACATAAATCTGTATGGTAATTATTATGTTTGTCAACAATCTTTTGAAGATCAGGAGATACTGTTCCATCTGCAGTAGGCCATAGAGATTTCAATGTCTTTGCCATAACTGCTGGATTTAGCATAGCCATATCGTATTCAAACGTTTTGAGTGGCGATATAAAGAGTCTGGAATATTTATTACTATTGATATCATTAATATAATCGCATACAGAATTATTTCCTGTGACCATTTCTCCTTTTAATGGATAAGTTTCTTTATCAGGATCACGATCGCTCAAGCCTGCACAGAAGATTGGTATATTCGGTCCTGAAGAATTATCAAAATTACAAAATAATTTCATGAAATACTTGAAATTTATACCGTTGATATTGATAACCGATATGCCCATTTCTTCAATACTATTTGCTAATACTCGCTTCCCTTCAGCAACAGCTTTTCGATTATATTTTTTCAATACATTTACAGCTAATTTTGGAAGTATTAGTGCTTCAGCTATGCCCTCAACCATGATAATTCCTCGCGAAAAAAGCATGGTTGATTTTGTTACATCCAGCCACCTGTTAATATATTTTTCAGAAACAGTGTCGCCAAAAACCTTTTGCTTCAGAGTTATCGCATTAATACATTCATCCTGTTCTGAAACATGAATAATTTTATTAACGCTAACTGATGAAGCTAACACAGGTGAGTGCGTAGAAACAATAATCTGTGCGTTGTGCAAAGTATCAGACAATGTTTCGAGATATTTGATAAATTTCACTTGTAATTGCGGATGCAAATGAGCTTCTGGTTCTTCGATTAACAACGCTGTAAATATGTCTGAATCTTTGATTAATTCCAATTCAGCAAACACAGTAGCAATATAAAGGAGATTATTATACCCCAAACTATTGGTGGCCAAATCTCTGAATTTCATTATATCTATTTCGCCGATTTTCGGAAAGAATACCATTTTTATATTTTCGACTATTTTATTGAATGTTGTTTCAGTAAACTGTAAATTGACACTTTGACCAAGTTCATTTCCAAGGGATTCTTTGATTTTTGTGTTAATACTCTTTTTTACCGAATCAATCTCAGCATATTTCCCATCGGTATTTTCAGTAATGGCATCATTGAATTTTTTTACACTCTCGACAAGCGAATTAGTATTATCGCCATACTTTTTCTTTAAAAGCATGGCTAATCTCGACTTTCTGGCATTTGCTAGTTTATTTTCCGCATCACGCAATGGCGGCAAATATATACACTCAATACAGTCAAACGTATCTTCTTCAAAAATACTGGCAGATGAGTTGCCACCCCAATGTTTACGTTTGAAATAGCCAAATCGAGAGGATTTTTTCGATATCAATAAATGTAAATGTGCATTAAAATCCGCACCACACCATGTCAAAAAAGTGATTTTTTCATCTTCGGTCAAACGAGAAAATTCGGCGGTAATTTTCACCTCATCAGCACGGTTCTTTTTATCTAATTAACAATATAAGTCTCCTTCCGAAAAAGCAGTATTTGATTCTTTTTCTCTCAATAGTAGCCTAAGTGCATTAATTATTGCAGTCTTTCCAGAGCCGTTTTCGCCAACGAGAATATTTAACCCTTTATTAAGGATGACGCTTGATTCCCGATTTGTGTTTTTGTAACCTTCAATCCGTAATTTAGAAATATACATAGAATCCTCCATTACAATTTATTGAAGGTGAAGCTTTTTATAGCACAAAACATAATGTTTAAGATGGGTCTAATTCTAAGTTCTCGCTTCTTTAGCAATTCTTTCACGGTCATAATCATTCAAATGAAGAATAAAATGATAGACAGTCATATGCTTAGCTTTATCTTCAGGAATTATATGAACACTCTTAAAAACATATTGCTGTTCTAAATCCTTTACTGAAACTAATTTAAAATTATCGTCTACAAAATTGTTTAGGTTCTCCTTGATTTTATCTATAGCATCTTGCAAATTATATTTTTTGTTTATAGAAATAGTAATGCCGAAATGAAAATAATGATTTAAATAACCCAACAATTGTTTAAATTGATCTAAAAAATTTTCAATGTGTTTACTTTCAATAATGGCATAGTCTTCATCCCCATAAATATATAAGTCAGTTTCCCCTAATGTTTTAATAGCTCTTCCCATCGGAAATTCTCTTGTAATTTGTAAATCATACTTAGATTTTAGAACTTCTTCGATACTATCATGTATATCGTTGCTTATCTCGGTTTCACCACGATTACGAAATTCAACTACACGCTTTTGGAATTTACGAAGTACTTTATATAATTCAGTAATCACTCCCTTTTCAATGTTAATAGCTTCTAATTTTGTTTTTGGACTCTGGGGTAGCTGTAATTTTCCTAAGTATTGTTTTCTCAAATCTACTGGCATGAGATCTATATAATCATATAAATTTACATCTGGAAAAAACATTGAAAACAATTCTTCATTACGTAAAAACATCGTTAACATCTTACTTAATTGCGAGGGGAGAAAATCATGATCGCAGAAACAGAAATAATAATACGATTCATAATTTTGTATTTCTTTTAAAACATAATTTGTACCATCGTTAGTTAAATAATTTGGATTAGTTGATATTAGAGAAAAAAGGTCTTTGTTTATTGGATTAGGTATAAGCTCAGAGGGATTATCATTACAATCTTCCCACCATTGTAAAATAGTATATAAAAGATACTCGTATTTTGGATTTATATAATATCTAAGTTCAGGGGATAAGATTAGTTCATATAATTCATCTACAAGACATCTACATTCTTGTGGTCTACGCATTAAATAATCTCTAGGTAGAAAACCATCCATCCCGAAATCTGGATCATTATTCAGATAATCTAATAGTACTCTTACAATTACTGCTAGGTTTCCATTTACATTTTCTGTGACTTTCATATCAATACTATTGTTTTCGCCATAATCTAAGAAATCTAAAGGAATCATTAATTATCTCCCTCGTAATTGATGGAACCGGTTCTTTAAACATTTATCGGCTTCTCACTTGCAAAACTTGTGCAATTTTGCAATGAAACATCGTTAAGCTATTCTATATTTTCTTAAAAGTTTCCTGTTAATCATAAAAATTCCAAAGAAATTAAAGCTCCTTTCTTTTTTAATACACGGTATACAAACATTTCCTATGAAAGCAACCTTCCCCAAAAAACCCCTATAAAAACAAAAAAAACCCGCAAGTTCAGCACCAAGCCAACCCTGCGGGATTCTAATTTTCGTATTCAAATTCTTGTTCCGGCAAGAAAAACAACCACCGGTTTGCCATTAAGCCCGATTTCAATATGGTCAAGTGTCTTAAGCATCAATTCATATGGCATCGTTTCAATGCACCCGACTTCTTCTATCATGCACACCAGTTCCTTAGCCCTATATGCAGCCAAAGTATCGTCGCCGTTTATGGTTTGCTGCCGCTTTGGCAAAAAGCTCTCTTTATCATCAACCAGTTGGTTCCATGCTTTGATGAATTCCTTTTCTGCAATCTCTGCATAAATCCTTTGACCATTCCGGGAGGTATCCTCCCCAACCGGTTTATAGCGTCCAGCCTTGAAGTTACTGCAAATCCAGTACTTCTTTCCATAATCCTCTTTTCGCTTTGATTTTCGAAGCAAAAATGTATGTCCGCATTCTTTGCAGATGATTTTCCCGCTGAGGGGATACTCCTCACTATGCCGGTGAAACTTATTCATGTAGTGGTCTTTAGCAAACTGTTCCTGCCGCTTCATTTCAAGCTGCGCGCATTTCCATGTGTCTTTATCGATAATTGCGGGATGGGTGTTCTCAAAATAATATTGTGGCAATTCCCCTTCATTCTTCACACGCCGCTTTGTTAAATAATCTGCGTTATAAGTCTTTTGAAACCTTGTATCGCCCTTCATCTTTTCATTAGTAAGAACTTTTGTGATATGGCTTGCACACCACTCCTTCCCGCCATAAGCCATCAGTACTTTCTCTGTGGTCAGGCGCTTGGCAATCTGGAAGGTACCGAACCCGTCAAGGAACTCCTGGTAGATCCGGCGCACTACTTTGGCTTGTTCTTCATTAATGATGAGATTACCGTCTTCGTCCTTGTCATAACCCAGGAATTTACCGCTTGGAATGCTTTTGATATTACCTCTCTCATACTTTCTGCGGATGCCCCATTTAACGTTTTCTGAAATAGCAAGGCTTTCGGTTTGCGCTACTGCTGAGATCAGCGTCAAAAGCATCTCTCCTTCGCTTCTCATGGTGTGGATATTCTCCTTTTCAAAATAGACATCCACCCCGAGGGCTTTCAATTCCCTAATACAGTTAAGACAATCAAGAGTATTGCGACCGAAGCGGGAGAGGCTCTTAGTAATGATCATATCTATATGGCCATCTCTGGCGTCCTGCATCAGACGGTTAAAAGCATCGCGCTTTTTAAGGTCAGTTCCGGAGATGCCTTCATCAGCGTAAATTCCGGCAAAAGAGTAATCAGGATGTGATCTTATATAATTTTCGTAATAGGTTATTTGTGCATGATAGCTTGAAAGTTGCTCGTCACTGCCTGTTGAGACCCGGCAGTAAGCCGCAACTCTCTGTTTATTCGTTTCATTCTTCTCGCCATCCGTTGTACTGGGTAACGGGTATAAGACGGAAATCCTTCTCGGACCTCTTCTTTCTACGGAGGTCATGATTCACCTCCTCCAGAACCATAGGCTCAGTTATTGCATAATCCTTCGAAAGCGCTTCTAATATTCCATCTGCTATGCGCATCCCTATACATACGGCCTTACCTTTTTGCTGATAGGTTGCACAAATCCAGCTTACATAGCCGCCTTGATGGATGACTCTGATGAGCGATGCTCCACAGTACGGACACTTTAATAAGCCGGTAAAGGGATATTCTTTCTTTTTTCTGCCTTCACGGATGGTTTGGGCCGCCTTCCACTTTGTTCTTGGAATAATTGCCGGATGGGCATTTTCAACGTAGTACTTGGGCTTTTGCCCTTTATTTAAAACTTGCTTACCCTCCTCATTAACGAAGGCTTTTTGCATCAAACAGTCGCCGGTATATTTCTCGTTGGAGATGATACTTAAAATCCGGTGCGAACGCCATGGATTCTTAGTATAGGTAGGGACACCTTCGTCATTTAGTATCTGCGCAATCTTATACCCGGAAATAACATTTAGATAGAGATTATAAATCCGCTTGACGATTTCTGCCTGCTTTTTATTTATGACCAGACTGCCATTTTCGTCCCGGTCGTAACCCATGAGGCGATTAACGTCTACCATCGCCTCTCCGCGCTTGAATTTGTTCTGCATGGCCCATTGAACATTGGCACAGACCGACTTTCGTTCTTCTTCCGCGATGGCTGCAAGGACAGTGAGCATTAATTCTCCCTCAGCATTTATGGTGTTGATGTTCTGCTCTTCGAAGATGACACCCACACCTGCATCTTTTAATTCGCGGACATATTTAAGCAGCATTAGAGTATTCCTTGCAAATCGGGAAACCGACTTTGTAATGATAATATCTATTTCACCTGCTCTTGCTTTTTCAAGCATAGCCTTTAGGCCCGGCCGGTCTATTTTTAAGCCGGATATACCCGTGTCTGAGAAAATGCCGCAGAATTCATACGCAGGATTTGACTTTAGCTTTCGTTCATAGTATTCGGTCTGGTTTTGGAGGGAATTCATCTGCCCGGAGTGTTCAGTTGATACACGTACATAGGCACAAACTCTGATTTTTGGAGGTACGGTGAAGGGATTGAGGCTTCCTTTTATTTCAGTTATCTTTCTTTTCACCATGGTTATTCAATCCCCCATGGCAATTCAGTTCCGTCTTTAAACTGAAAAGTTATCTCTTCATTGGATTTTACAACCACTGCGTTAACAGTCGCACACCAAAGGCTCTCGTTAAACTCGGTCAGTAGTTCTTTTTGCTCTTTAAGTTGGCGGATGAAGGCGTTCATCTGATTGCGCCTGGCTTTTAAGATTGCGATTTCGCTATTAAGCTCCTGCTTCCTGTTTTGCAGCTCGTTATATCTGGTAGCAAGGGGGGTGTACCTCTTGGTGTATTCCTTCTGGTCTATTGCTGACCTTGCGTTTTCAGCAATCAGCTTTTCCACTGCCGCTTCAATGACTGTGCATTCTTCATTGATTTTTTGGCTCTCCTTCTCCTGCTTTTTGAAGTCTGTAATCGTTACAATTATTTCATTATAGGTGGATAAAATCTCATCTTTATTTTCAATAAGGCTGTTGAAGGCCTCGACAAAGGCTCGTTTCAGGACTTCTTCTTTCAGGTGAGGGGTGTTACAATAGGTTCTCTTTCTGAACTTATTATTGCACTGCCAAACGGTGTTGGCGTACTTGGTGGTGGAGTGCCATATCTTTCTGCCGTAAAATCCGCCACAGTCCCCACAAACAATCCGGCTGGCAAAGCAGTTAATGGCGCTTGTATATCTTCCTGCCGCTTTACGCCGCCTGAACTCTTCTTGAACCAGTTCATATGTCTCGGGGCTTATGATTGCCGGATGACTGTTTTCCACATAGTACTGGGGAATCTCACCCTCATTAATTTTCTTTTTCTTGGTAAGGAAATCCACTGTAAATGATTTCTGCAGCACAGCATCGCCTTTATATTTTTCATTCTGAAGGATACTCGTTACGGTACTGGGTTGCCATTTCTGTTTACCAGCAGGAGTCTTGATACCTTTCTCTGTAAGATGCTTTGCTATACCCGAAGGCGTCTTACCTTCAAGAAAGAGTTTGTAAATCAACCGGACAAACTCAGCTTCTTTTTCGACAATTTTCGGCAAGCCATCTTCACCTTTTTCGTAACCAAGGAACTGTCCGTATGGCAGGCTGACTTTACCGTCGGCAAACCGTTTGCGCTGACCCCAGGTGACATTAGCGCTTATTGACCTTGATTCTTCTTGAGCCAAGCTTGACATAATTGAGATCAATAGCTCACCCTTACTGTCTAATGTGTAGATGTTCTCCTTTTCAAAATAAACCTCCACGCCTTTTTCCTTAAGCTGTCGGACAGTAGTCAGCGTATCAACAGTGTTCCTGGCAAATCTGGACACCGACTTGGTAATAATCAGGTCGATTTCACCGGCCAGTGCGTCAGCTATCATCTTGTTGAAACCATCACGCTTTTTTGTGCTTGTAGCTGAAATACCCTCATCAGCGTAGACCTCAATGAACATCCAAGCTGGATTTGATTTGATGTGTCTAGTGTAATAATCCACCTGCGCCTCGTAGCTTGAGAGCTGTTCATCATTGTCCGTTGAAACCCTTGCGTAGGCAGCAACCCGTTTTGTTGCTGGAGTTCCGGCAGCTATGGGTGCAAAAAGTCCTGCTGTTGCCGGAATAACTTTTACTGCTCTTGCTGGATACATGAAGCTTTCCTCCTTTCCAAATATTTTAGTTGTCTCTCCCGCGCCTGTTGTCGGGCTTTCTCATTCCAGCTTTCACTACGTGATTTGTTCTGCCACTCCTTTTGGACAGTCTGGCCGTCACGAAAAACAAATACCAGAAGGTTAGAATCAATAGCCTGTATTTCCTTAATCTTTTGCTCAAAGACCGTCTCATCAAACTTCGTAAGCCCTAAAACCTCTGTAACTATCGAAAGCAGGATGTCTTCGGGGATTTGCTTGGTGTGGCAGAATGCCTTGCCGAATTTCAGGTAAGTAGAGCAGTTCCACGAAATCCGTCCGTGTGTGGTCTTGCGTTTGTAGTTTTTACCGCATACTTCTCGCATGGATTTTTTTGAATCTAGAGCAAGTATGTATGAATTATGTATGACTCTATCCATGATAGCATCTGCGATGGTAGGATCGGGGAATAGGTCATACCATTTTGTGTGAGCGATTTGCCCTGAAAGCACGGTAGCGTTTCTAGACGACCATTTTACCCCTTAAAACAGGAAAACCCCTTGTATCAAGGAGTTTTCATTGTATCAAAGTTTGAGTTTTTATTTGTCTAATGACTAAAATATTGATACAATTTAGCGATATTGATTTACGCTAAAAAGTACGGGATTAACGCAAAAAAGTACACACCCCCCGGGCGAAATTCAATAAGCTTAAGGTCTTAGAAATTCGTCCCTCAACTCTCCTAAAATAGAAGTGTTTTCTCTTCGAGTGAAAGGATTATGTGAATAAGCTTGATCTATGCAACCGAATGCACTTATCCGAGAGCTTTTCTGAAAATCAAGTTTTTCAAAACCACATAACTTCGCTGATTTTTTTTAGAATAGTGCTTCTTCAGGTTTCTATCTATTCTCATGTCCCCTTAGTCAATAACCTTTTCCCCTTAACCGTAGGTACCCAGATTAAAATCTAATCGGTATTTTTGAATGATTAACTTTTACATCGTAACCTTTATTAGTCAATTGCATTAAAAGCCTTTTTTGCTTTTTCCCATTAAAAAGCGGAGAAACTGTAATTTCACATATTGCCATTTTATCAAAAAGAGGTACAAAAATATACTTTGGAATCCCAGCGTTACTACCATATCTAAGTTCAGTTTTGGCAAATGGACTTAATGCTGTTTTATCTTCATTTAATGGTAAGTGAATTGCAAGCCTTACCTCTTTCTCATGTGAAAAATTCTTTGATTTAAAAGCACATCGCCATTTAAACAGTTCGCATGAAATTGCTAATTTAGTTTTTGATAATTGTGTATCATCTTTATGACGGTATCTATATAATGCTTGTACAAAATCTTTCAATATATCGTCTTTTTCATGGTCGTCATATTCAACAACAATTAATTCGCTTAAGAAATTTCTCTTATAAGGATGATAGTGAAAGGCTTCCTTCAATTTTAAAGAAGAAAAACCTAAGTTCCAACCCTCATATTGGCCGTTTTTAAGATAATAATTCCACATTGGTAATGAGTCTGAGAGCGTTGAAAAACAGAATATATATGTAACATATTCAGATATGCAACATTCTTTATATTCTACTCCATCTATTATTAGGGGTGGAATTGCTTTATGGATAAAAGGAAATTCCTTAAAGGGTAAAACATTAATTATTGAATTGAAATAATCTTTATCTATATTTTTGTTTTCCAATAACTGCTTACATATATTCTTATAATATTCAATTATATAACTTCCATCTGTTGTATCATTTACACAATCTATTCTTGTAAATCTTAATTCTATGTTTTCATTTTTCAAAATACCATCTACACCCTTTGGCGATGTATAATGATACTGTAATTTATCATTAGGAATAACAGAGACTGATTGGAGTAGTTCTTGTTTCAATTTAATATCTTCTATACAACTGCAATCAGAAAAGTCCATTTCTAGCCACCCTTAAAACAAATTGATCTTTTTATACTAATAGTCATTCGCATTATTACCCTAATGAGAAGTACAATATTTATATATCGTCCCCGGAATTCCTGACGTGTCCACCCCAATAGGGTGCGTAATACTAAATCCCTAAACACATCCCAAATCTGCAAGTCTTGTGAAAAAGGGCTGGAGTGCTCGTGTTATATGCCGTTCTCAGCCTAAAATTAATATCTAAACGTGATAATGATTTCTGTGATATGAATTCGTATTTATAAAACTAACTGCAAAAGTATCTGCAGCAATATTCACTAAACTTAGTAAACAATAAGACTTTTTGCATTCTTCTATCGCTTTTTCAGCATTTAATGTCGGGCTCCTTAATATCTGTTTTTTGCCGAGATCAAACTCATCATTTCCATCTAACATATACATTAAAGGTGAGAATGCATGAGTTACTTCATCTCTCCATCTCTTAATATCCCCATATCTACGTTTAGCTTCAAGTAATACTTTCCAATCATCTCTATTTTTTAGTTTAAAAGGATCTCCATCTAGAATTCGGCGTTTATTATCGCCATATTTGAGTTTTATTGAGTCAATAACATTGTTAAAATAAAAAGGAGCATCAATTATTCCATAAAACACAAAAGCTAAATATAGGCCTACACTATCCAATAAACTACAGCTTCTTACTTGAAAATCACCATAGCTTTGCCAAAAATGTTGACTAAAGTCAGCTGATTTATTTTCGATAGCAGATATATAAGGTTCTATGCTTCCAGTTTTATAAAAAAGAAGTAACATACCCATAGCACGCTCAATCTCTCTAAATCTGTACGCATTATTAAGCCACAAATTTATGAATGTCTCAAATTCATTATCTGCTATTTTTGCTTCAGCAAATATTTCATCCTCATCTTTTCCGTTTAATAACTTTTCTTTCCTATTCATAATGTCCCTAGGAATTACAAATTCACTTAACTCCTTATTAATCTGTTTGTCTAAGTTTTCAACAATCCTCTTTCTCAAATCTATTAATTCCACATTATTCACCTCATTGGTTTAATAAATATTGGAATGGCATGTAACGTCTTGGTGTTCCCGACGCCCCTGATCTTACGCTCATGGCCGGAACCGGTTTCCTGCTATCTTTATCTATTTTGTCATCTTTATTCAAACAACAATCCTTATAAATTATTCCACTACCACACGGACAGGGCTCAGTCTTTCGTATATAAATTAGTAAAAAACAAAATAATTCTCCTTACATTTCAATAATATAGAATTTACTATGGGCGTTTAAATTTTCCCATACAAATTCATGTCTACCCGATAGAGATATGAAGTCGACATTCTTTGCCCGACCGGTAGGTTTGTAAATGTCTCCATAGACAGCATATTCTTGTCTGAAATATCTATAAATACCATCGTTTATTCTTCCTTCGTAAAAGGGTCTATCCGATACTAGAACAACACAGGCAGTTTTATTAAATCCCCGATCCTTAAGTTCTTCCATAAATTTTATGTCTTTTGCAAAAGAGTACATTTGCTCAGGATACTGACCATTCATTGGACATTTCATCTCTATAGCATACTTTTCATGTTTGTCTTGTGTAAAGATTGTAACATCAATTTCCTTTTTTATCGTTTTGTTATCTCGTGTGAAAAATGAAACATTACGCTCAAATTGCACTTTATACTGCGGCAGCATGGTTCTTAAGTAAATCCCCAGTTCATGTACCAGGCTGAATTCATTATAAATTTCTATGTTTTTGTCTCTAACAAACTTAAAAAAGCTTTCAACTAACCTTTTCAATTCTAACAACAAAGCCACCACCTGTAATCACAAAGTCTTCCCCATTGATTTTCTGAAACAATCGTACAATCTAGATATCCATAGAAAATTAGACTAAGCCCCCCCTTTGGGCTCATAAAAGAGATGTTATCATCTTTTCAAATAAGTATGGACGAAGCCTCGGCATGTTTTTCTTGGACAAATTAAGCCCATACTCTGGTTTGCTTTTTAACTCTTCATAGTCCTTATCGCAAAAGAGGTCATTGGGGGCTTTCCAAGTAACTGCAGGAATAAGATAAGCGTCCGGCAGCCTGCCATCTTCAAATATAAATAGTACAAGATAATTATCCTGGTTAGTTATGTTCCACTTTTCCTTTTACATAAAAACATAATTGGTTTGACGTACTGACTTTACTTGAATCTCGAAAAATCGTCCTTCCTTCGTTTTTGCTATAAAATCTATTCCATGATCATCAACCTCTGATGTATATACCTCAAATCCGTAAGAAGCAAATTCCATCTTCGCATAATACTCCGCATATCTACCAAGCTGCAGTTTATTTAACCGCGACCAAATTGTATTAGGCATCTCAATTCTCCATTAATAAATTTTGTTGAGCAAATTTCACCATATACATTTTTATCTTACCACCTTTTCCCATATTTTTTAAGAGCCTATTTGTCCAACAACTCATTAGTCCGATCTACAGTTGGATCAAACCTGCCAGCCTTTTTTATTCCCCAATAAATTCAAGTGGTATTTTTACCTCATAACGCAGTATAATCGATAATCTGTTCAGGTGTAATAGTAACCCCACTCCCCATATAAGCAATAATTTCCGAACCGCCACGTTCGAAACTTCTGCTAACGGCATTTGAAATCAGCCATTTCTTAAGTATTAACCTACTCTCCATATCTTCCCAATAATTGTCTTCATAATCATAAAAAGAATACCAAGCAAATTGATCGAAATCAGCAAGAAAGGTAACAATATACCCTTTGCTCTTTGTGCACCAAATTTTTTCAACCTCTTTTATGCGTGGAATAAGACTTGATAAGTTCATTAAAAATTCCGGTCTGCAATGAATATCTGTTCCATAACGGGCAATATCATCTATTGAAAAAAAGGCATTCACTTGCGGATCGAAATATATTTTTCTAGCAACTTCTCTAATGCGTTCTTCTTCAGATGTAAGCCTAAATCGACCCCTAAATTTATCATAGTCAATATCAATTACTTTCTCGCCTATAACGAGGGCTTTATTCTCGATATCAAATTTAACACCATATTCTAATAATAAATTCCTTAATGTTGTCTGCTCCGACAAAACCGCCTGTAAATTTTTTATCCCTTGCATTTTAATTTCCAAACAATCATCCCAGTTAGATGTTACGTGAAGAGCCTTATATTTTAAGTGATCAATGTTAGTCGAGTCGATGTAGTCCAATCGTTTATTCCAAAATGAATCAAAATCATTATTGCATTCGATTATATACTCATCTATAAAACCGCTACCTGTAATATTAAAAAAATCTTGAATGAACTTGAAAGCTGCGTCCGGTGTGCTAATATCAAAAATCAATTGATCATCACCAAATTCTTAAAAGATTTAACTTTACTACCACCAATGCTGGCCAAACTTTTTTAACGCTTTCTGATCCTCGTTTTTTTCGTGCTCCCGCTTACCAAACAACTCATCTTCTCTAGCCACAATTGGATCCAACCAATCAGCTTTTTTCTTTGCCCAATCTATCCAGTTCACCGTTTCTTCATCCATTCCATCTTGGCTAGCAGAATCCTCCATAGCTTTGACATAGGCTCTTATTCTAGACGCTCTCTCATAGTCCAAGGCCGCGTTCTCCAGCGCAATTGTCCGCTCGACTTCTTCATTATATCGGTTCCGGCGTTCTTCCTCCCGCCTCTCTTCTTCCATACGTTTACGCTCGGCTTCTTCACTGGCTTCACGCTCAAGTCTAAGAACTTGGGATTCTTCGTAAAGTGCTATTAAAATATCACCTAGCCTGGATTCAATAGACATCTTATCGGTTTCTCTGAAATGTCTGCGTTTCCGAATACTAACTCTCAGCCGCCCATTGAATACGTAGTCATACTTTCTGATTTGGGGTTCACTGGCCCATGTATTATGGCGTTTTGCGTCTTCATAAAGAAGCAAGTCCTTTGCTTCTTGCCTAGTGATTTCATGCTTTATTTTATCTTGGGACTCAGAAACTTCAAAATGCACATACTCACCTCTAATCTGGAGAGATAGATCATCATTGACAGTACCACCTAGGTTTTCAACCTGTCGAAAAAGAGCATCAAGTATGCGATAAACTCGTGGGAGGGTTTCATTTGAAATAACTCCGGCAAGAAAGGGCGGACGTTTAGAATAGTAATAATTATTGAAGCCTTTTTGTGCGCCTTCAGGTCTCATGTTATTTTTATTCCATTCTTTGACCACAGACTTGTAGGCTGTTATCTTTTTGTGCAGTTTCACATTTTCAGGTGATACCTTGATTTGTTGTGCAGCAAGTAGTACTTTTTCTCTCTCGGCTTCTGATAAAAAAGCGAGCGGCTGCGAAGCTGTATTAGTTTCCTTTTCTCCTTCAAAGGTTCTTGCCCCAACTATTTCAGTGACCCCCTTTGTTTTTGGGAGCGGGGTCTTTTTGGGTTTTGCCCCAGCACGAATCTTTGACCAGTAGCCACGGGGTGGAACAGGTACATTAAGCGATTTACAGATTTTATGTATTGCAACGTCTGACACTCCATATTGAGCAGCAACATCAACAACCGGATTTGCCCACACCTGTTCATATAATTTTTCACGGTTATAAATGTTATGCTTACCATCCACAGTACGATAAATATGCTGCTTGTCACGAGGTGTACCCGAACCTTCAGTGACCAGCTGATTATCAGTTGCCTCAGATTCTTCTGTAGTGTTAACTTCGGAATTTAAGTTTTCCTCAACTTTGACCTCTTTACTAACTTCGGTAACAGTAGTAAATACGGCAGTGCGTTTTGACCTTTTCGGAGCCGAGTTGTCGGGCAGCGTAACTTCAGTAATCGAGGATTCCGGCAACGGAGTTTTTGTTACGGTTTTGCCGAAATTCAATTGAGTCCAGTATCCCGATGGTGGGTATGGGATATTTGTTTCTTTGCACAACTTAAGTAATTTGGCATAAGGCACATTATATTTCTTGGCGACACCGGACACGGAGATCTCCCAGATCTCATTATACAATTGTTCTCTGGATAATTTTGTGGTTTGCTCTGTCAAAATCAGCCCTCCTTTCTTTCCTTATTTCTCTGGTTCGGGGAAATATGTTCGGCATCAGTGGTCTCCTCTGTTGAATCTGAATCCAGCGAAAACGCGTATTCAAATAGTTTTATGTCCCTTGTTCCGCGCTTTCGCTTAATATAAAAAGCAGGTCTTTTTTCATTTCTTCAAATTGCGAAATGATGGTGTTAAGGTTCTTCTCAATGTTTTCAACCTGAACATTGGTTATCTTTCCATGCTTATATGCAATAAGTCGCTCATCAATAATTTGGTAACTCCAGCTGTCGGTATACCGGTCCTCATTACGAATTGCAAATCCAATTGGTAATAAGTCATTTCTCATTCCGAGGCTCACAGCCGTAGGTGATATTCCAAGATAATCAGCCGCTATTTTGCATGTGATTTTGGAGAAACTCCTTATTTCTTCATCTGTATATTTACCCATGTGCTTCACCTCCCCCTTTGTGTGCTTTTTAATATTGTATAATTATTCCATATAATTATCTACCTCAAATTTGCATCATAGGCCTGCGCCTAAAGCCCTAGCTTCAATAACGGTAAAAAGATTATTTTATTGATACGTTTCCGCAATTATTTTTGAATATTTATATTGTACTTTGGGGGTTTTGTGTTATAAACCCTTGACTATGTATTAATGTCTGTGATAGTATAAATTTACCAAAAGGGGTGTGATCTTCCTATGCAAACTATTCAAGAGAATTTTAAAGCAAGATCTACTTACAGTATCCGGTTAAACGACAAACTGGCTGAAATAGCGCAAAAAACAGGTCTCCCACTGAGCAACGTGATAGAAATCTGCCTTGCAAATTTCGCCACCTTAAATGATGATGAAAAAATTCAATTTATTGCGGAAAACGATCCTGGAAAAATAAATGCTTCAGAATTAAAAGAACCCACTTTTAATTATGCTGATGAAGCTGTTTGTAAAGCTAAGGACTCTTTAGGGGATAAGGCAAGCAAGATGAGTAATAAAATACTCATCGCAATCGGCCTTGCGTTATTAGCTGCTTTCCTTTTCAAAGGGGAACAAAATGAATAATCATAGGGGAGGGGAGGTGAATATGAGTACGGCAAGGAGAAAAAAAACTAGGCATTTTAGCCTAGTATTACCCCAAGAGAAAAAACTAACTTGGGCAGGCCTATTAAAGCCTGTGTATTAAAAAACTGTAAATATATAATACCATAGTTTTTTCTCCCGGGCAAAGAAAGGAGGAGAAAAATGAGCACAGATCGAAGAGCCGGCAAAAAGAATGTTCCACATGTCGGAAAACAGCCACGTTCTCGTACGCAAAAGGGAACCTGGCGGAAAAAAAGATCTGACGCGGGCAAAAAGCAGGAAGGAAAAAGTCTTTTAGATAAACTACTTGGGTAATCACATAAAAAATTTTTTAGGGGGAGTATATCCCCCCTTTTATGCGTTAAGCATAGCCACTCATATTGCTTATATTCAATAAAAAAACTACTGCATTGGCATCATTAGATAAGCATTTCTGTAATATAACGGGTTTAGTTTTGTTCCTATATCTTTGAATTCAGTTCCATTCCGTCCTTAAAAGTAAAAACAATCTCATGCTCAGGATGAACCGTCACCGCATCCACTGTTGCATTCCAAAGTTCCTCATCAAATTCAGTCAAGAGCGTGTCACTCTTCTCCAACATCCGAATAAAAGCCCCTATACTTTCACGTTTGGCATTTCGTTCCAGCCGCTTATTATCAATCTCATCAAGTCCTTTTTTGGCGGCTTCATAACGTTCCACCAAGCTTGTATAATGCTGCTGGTATTCCCCCTGGTCAAGAGCAGAATGGGCGTTTTCCTCCACACACTTTCGGAGCAGTTCTGCCGCAACCTCACTTTCACTTTGGAACTTGGCGCTTTCTTTTTCAAACTCTGACGTATCGGTTAGGTCATTAATAATGGCTTCATAGTTTTGCAGGATTTCCCCTTTATTCTCAAGTAGGCTGTTAAAAGTATCTAAAAATGCCTCTTTGATTTTATCTTCATAAAGGTGCGGTGTCTGGCACTTATTATTGTTTTTAAACTTATGATTGCATTGCCAAATGGTCCTGCGGTATTTGCTGGTAGAATGCCACACCTTACTGCCGAAGAAGCCCCCACACTCACCACAGATAATTTTTCCTGAAAAACAACCACCACCCGTCTTATATCCCTTGGCATTTTTCCGTTTCTTAAGCTCATGCTGGACAAGATCGAAAACTTCCGGCGTTATGATTGCAGGATGACTGTTTTCCACGTAATACTGTGGAATCTCACCTTCATTGACCTTCTTTTTCTTGGTAAGAAAATCAACGGTGAAAGTCTTCTGAAGCATCGCGTCACCTTTATATTTTTCATTCTGAAGGATGCTCGTTACGGTACTGGTTTGCCATTTCTGTTTGCCCGATGGCGTCAGTATGGAACTTTTCGTAAGATGCCTTGCTATACCCGAAGGAGTCTTACCTTCAAGGAACAATTTATAAATCAACCGCACTGTTTTGGCTTCCGATTCAACAATCTTAGGAAGCCCATCATCACCCTTTTCGTAACCAAGGAATCTTCCGTAGGGTAGGCTAATCTTTCCATCAGCAAACCGCTTTCTTTGACCCCAGGTAACGTTCTCTGAAATACTCCGACTCTCTTCCTGGGCCAAGCTGGACATGATGGTTATAAGCAGTTCACCCTTGCTGTCCATGGTGTGGATGTTTTCCTTCTCGAAGTAGACTTCCACGCCTTTTTCTTTAAGCTGTCGGACGGTGCTAAGAGTATCAACAGTATTTCTGGCAAATCGGGATACTGATTTTGTAATAATAAGGTCGATTTTACCGATCAGAGCGTCGGCTATCATCCTGTTGAAACCTTCACGCTTTTTTGTGCTTGTAGCTGATATACCTTCATCGGCATAGACTTCTACGAATTCCCAAGCCGGATTTGATTTGATGTGCCTCGTGTAATAATCTACCTGCGCCTCGTAGCTTGAAAGCTGTTCGTCATTGTCCGTTGAAACCCTTGCGTAGGCGGCAACCCGTCTTGTGGCTGGAGTTCCGGCAGTTATCGGTGCAAAGCGTTCTGCTGTTGCCGGAATAACTTTTACTGCTCTTGCTGAACACATGTAGCTTTCCTCCTTTCCAGTATTTTAGCTGGCGTTCCCGGGCCTGCTGACGGGCTTCTTCACTCCAGCTTTCACTGCGTGATTTGTTCTGCCATTCCTTTTGGACAGTGCGGCCGTCACGGAAAACAAATACCAGCAGGTTAGAATCAATAGCCTGTATTTCCTTTATCTTTTGCTCAAATACCGTTTCATCAAACTCTTTAAGTCCTAATACCTCTACAGCTATCGAAAGCAGGATGTCCTCGGGGATTTGCTTGGTATGGCAGCTATCCTTGCCATATCGCAGGTAGGTAGAGCATTTCCATGAAGCCCGCCCGCATGCAGCTTTTCGGTTATAATTTTTCCCGCATTTGCTGCAGACAATTTTACTGGTGAAAGGGTATTGCTTGGGGTCATTTTTTCCAGCATTACTATCTCTGTTTTTAGCCATAATCCCCTGAGCTTTTTGGAAAGTAATCTCATCAATTATTGGTGGATGGGTGTTTTCAGCATAATATTTTGGAAGCATACCTTTGTTGCGCACCAATGTCTTTGTCAAATGGTCTTTAACATACTTTTTCTGAAGCAACGCATTCCCTGCGTATTTTTCATTTTTGATGATCTCCGCAACTCTCTCCGAGTTCCAAGTACCCCCTCGAGGTCGTGCAACACCCATACCAGACAACTTTTTTGCAATCAAGGTGCAGCCCATACCGCCGATATAATCTGCAAAAATCATGCGAACTATTTCTGCCTGTTTGGCGTCAATTTCAATTTCACCATTTTCAATGCGATACCCATACAAAAACCTTAAGTTTACAAGCTCTCCGTCAGCAAAAGCTTTTCGAATACGCCACTTGCAGTTTTCACTGACCGAACGGCTCTCTTCTTGCGCAAAAGAAGCGAGGATGGTAAGCATTAACTCACCATCCCCGCTCATTGAGTGGATATTTTCTTTTTCAAAATAGACATCAACATTGATGCTCTTTAACTCTCGTACCGTTTCTAACATAGTAACCGTATTCCTTGCGAACCTGGAAATGGACTTGGTTAGAACTAAGTCTATTTTACCGTTTCTGCAGTCGCTCAAGAGCCTCTGGAACTCTGCTCTGTTATCTTTGGTGCCGGTCATTGCTTCATCTGCATAAACACCGGCATACTCCCATCCGCGTTGCTTTTGAATATAGTCGCTGTAATAACTGATTTGAGCTGATATAGAGTGAAGCATTGCATCTTTGCCACTGGATACTCTGGCATAGGCGGCAACGCGCTTCTTAACTGGTATTGTTGCCTTTATTGGCTCGATTTTTCGGATGGTTCGCGCCATATAATCACCTCCCTAGTGTGACATGTTAACTCTGATTTTGATACATAGCAAGCTAATTAACATATCACAAACTACCTATTAAAGGCTGATATTTGGCAACGAGAAGTGAATTAATCTTGGCGAATTCCTTCCTATTAATTAACCCTTTTGAGAGCATGGTTTTTGCTATGGCAAATGATACCTGATAGTTCTTTTCACGTTCAAACTGAGCATGCGTCACAATCATCCCTCGCTTTTTCAAAACGGTGCTTTATATAACAGGCATGCCCACAAAACTTGCGGGTTTTATTGCCATAACTTTCGAATGTTTTCCCACACTCTTTGCAAACCAGTGTGTAATAGGCTTTCTTTTTATATTGGCTGTCATTTTCTTTCCACCATGCTCGACGACATTGTTCAGAGCAAAATTTCTTAGGGTGTCCCTTTGTTCCTTGTGTCAAGGGTTCCCCGCAGTGCTTGCAGTTGATATTTGATTCTTTGTCTTCATGTTCAACGGGCTTTTTACTATTACCGATGTTGTTGCGCCTACAATAGGATTTCACTGTGTTTTCTGAGATTGAAAGGGCTGCAGCTATTTTCCCGTAGCTCTGTCCAAGCTTGCGCAGCTGCTGAATTTTTAGCTTTTGCTTAGTCGTCATGGTTCTACCTCCATGAAAAAAGGGGCGACCCGTTTGAGTCGCTCCCCATAATGATTGATTAGTGTTATTCGTATTTCACATAGCCATCAAAACCTGCCGCTTTAATCTTCTCTAACATGGCATCTGCGTTTTGTTTATTGGCAAAAGCACCTACTTGAACACGATATAACTTTTTGGCTTTAGCGATTGGATCATTACTATTAGCGGATTGTTCTGCCTTAAGAGCGACTTTCACAGCCTTCCGAAAAGTATCCATACTCTCACCATGTTTAGGAAACCAATGCTTCACATCTGCGTGATTACTAGCTATGGCAAGCTTATGACCTTCAGAGTGATCCACAATGTCCTGTTCACTCAGCCCATATTTCTTACAGAGCATCACACAAAGTTCCACCGCATTCTGCCAAGCTTTCCTAAAATAAGCTTCCTGCTTTAAAACATCATAGCCCACCATGTTAGCCCCACCAGCATAAGAAAACCCACCTGGCTCACAGATTTCAAAGCCAATGTGGGTATTATTCGCCTTCCCACCAGCATGCCACCCCCGATGCTCCCAGGGGAGGTATTGGTGGACTTCCTTGTCATCCAAAAAAGCATGGACACATACCTGCCGGTTTATCTCCCCCGCCTGGTATGATTTATTCCAACGACTAAACCAGTCTACCGCCATCATACCGGGAGTAGCGGTTGAATGTACCATAATGCCCGTGGGGTTAATTTTTCGTCCTGCCTTGTAGCAATCATTACGAGTCATATATTTTGTTATTAACTCCATTTCAATCTTCCTCCCTGGCTTTACCGTTCAGTTGGGACAGAACATCTTGAAGCTTTTCCGGTATAGGCAGGCCGATGATGGCGGCATTCTCCAAAATACTGATACCCTCGTTAGACAAGTAGAAAAAAATAACGGCGGTGCGAATTGCACTACCGTTCTTTATTAGATGAACATCTACTATGTTTCCAATACCAACCAAGGTAAAAATCAGTACCTTTTTAAATATCCCTCGAGCACCAACTTCACTCGAGAGCCGTTTCTCGATGATAGCCACCATCACACCGGTCAAGTAGTCTATGCCCACGAAAGCTATCAGAGCATAAAGAAAACCGTCAAGGCCGCCAAGAAGATATCCCAGCCAGCCCCCAACGGCTGCAAAAGTTAATTGAAAGGTGCTTGTATCTTTCAAATTAAGTCCCCCCATTCTCTTTAACTAAACTTTGATTAATAGAATCCAGTTCTGCCTGAAGCTGAGCCTTTGCCTCCGTCATTCCCTTAAGCTGAAAGTCATAAGCTTTGATAGATTTTTCAAGCTGCTTTTTCCTTCCTAATAGCCCTTGCTCGTCCAGCTCTAGTGAATGAATCACCTTAAAGTTTCCTTCCTTATCTTTCTCAACCTTAATATGCTTTGACATCTCTTTCACCTCACATATACATAAATAGTTGAATAAACAAACTGGCATTTATCCTACCTAAAATACTGCTGCCTAGCTCTAAATTATGCCAGCCTGGCGACGTTATATGGGGGGATAATTGGAGTTCATTCTTGTTTTCGTTAAATGGCCCCCCAAGTTGCGCAGTAATATCAGTTCCGTCCAGAGTAATTGATATGTCAGCCGGGGCAGTTCCCTCATATATACCAAAAACCAAATTGTGAGTATGGTCCCCTAAAGAAACCATATGGCGATGATTCGGTAAATACATGTTGTGAGCATGAAACGGCAAAGAAACAGCGTGGGTATGGGAAACTGATAGCATAGCGTGAGCGTGATCTCCGGCATAAGTATTGTGAAGAATATGGTCATGATAGCCACTTTGTACCCATGAAACACTACCCGTATCGGTGATAAGGGTAGTGCCATGCTCAATTCCATGGTTATGCGTACCATCTTTCTCCATGGTATTATCGTGAAAATGATAGCCCGCCATATCCATAAAATCGGGTAATAGATACTGTGAGGGAGAGAGAATCCACAATCCAGGCTCGCTGGTATCTATGTCGCCGCCACCTGACTCAGTGGATGTAAAGGTATAACCACCATCTTCAGTGGATGCATAAACACCACCTCCTGATGCTGCTCCGGTTTCATAGGCTCTAAACCATTCCTTGGTAAAGCTGAGTTTAAACTGCTTACCATTTAATAGATTGGCTCCAGGTGGAACATAGAAAATTATCTTAAGGGGATGAGTGGCATCTACATTATCTACTACATGCAACTGCCAAGTTTGCAGCATACCACGATCATCTAAAATAACTGTCGTCCCATCTGATGCTGTAATCCTTAAACCAAAACGCTCTGTAGCGTCCACCTGCCAATGACCGGCATGGAGGCGTTCAATATTATTCTCATCATATACATGTAAACCATCAGACATGATTTTGGTATATTCATCAGCGGTAGATAATGCATAAAGTTCGTTAATCACTACGGTACTTGATAGCACACCTTCTCCGGTTACTGCTGTTTTGTAGCTTTGCCCACCGTCTTCAGTGATACCAAGTCCCCCTGGCGATAGGCGTACCCCCTTGCCATTTCGCCTGCCTTCAGCATCAATGCCCCAAAAGTCTATTGTGTTGTCAGTAATAGTTAGCAGCCCATTTGTACCATTGATTAAGGTGGTGGCGGTATTGATAAAGCCTTGTAACAGGCTATTGGCATGGCGGTTCCGGGTAATTATTCTCGCAGTAGTCACAGCCGGTTTCACAGCATCACTTATCTGCGGTTTCGGAGTTCCCACGTTAATGCTGTTTCTCTGCGGTTCATAGGGGTATTCAACCATTTCAATTACTCGTACCCTTAAGCGTACAGAGATATCTTGCGGCCCGGTATATTCTACCGTTACCCAATCCCCCACCTCTATTTTATAAAGGGCCTCAGCATACAAGCGGTAAAGGTCAGCCAGCTTCACACTCACACTAAGCTTGGGCCAAGCGACGACCGCGAGCTTTCTTCGCCCCTGCTCCAACAATTCACTAGGGTCAGCGATCTTGTCATAGGTAACCACATCTTCTCGCACCAAACGCTCCCTTATGATGCTGTCAGCCGTGTTGTAGCCGAGGGCTGTGAAAAAGGAGAAGTTTTCAATATAGCTATAGCCACCATTGACACTAGCGATATCTACGCCATCCTTTCCTTTCACATATAGCCTGGTTACCAGCCCCTTCGAGTCGTAGCTTAAATCCAAGCTGGCTAAATTTCTTCCTGAACGAATAGTCACCCCGTTATCCTGGCCAATATCGTTATATAGGCTCACTGTTTTTTCCAGAGTATCAAATTGCACGAAAGGCCCGTAACAATATTCCTCCACTGCCCCGTATAGTTTAAGTAGCTCGTTTAAAGCTTCCAGACGATTAAGATTTTCCAAACGGACATCACGGAGAGTGGTGATAGTGGGGTCGCAATACTTTAAAGTCCAGCCCGTATTCTCAAGTACCCTGGCTACTGCATAGCTCATACTAGCATTAGAAAAGGCTAGCTCGCCGTCAATATAGCGATAGAGCAGTTCCTCTGCTGAACACACACAGGATACACTGATAAACCCCTCATCTGTCAAAGTGGCTGAAGGGCTTTTTATGATATACTCACTACCCTCAAAGTAAATTCTGTTTTCGCTTTCGATAAGCCGCAGGGTCTTTTCATTAACCAGGCAATTAAACTTTAGGGTGCTCATGCCATTACTACTTCTTACCCGACAAAAATCACTTAGTTCCTTTTGTCCCAAATAGCCTAATCGCTTGATACCAGCTGCATCATATATCTCAAGCATCTTATCACCACCTTTACAGCCACATTTCCGAAAACTCTATCTCTAAGTTTCCAGCGGAGGTACTGATCTCAGTTTCGCCCGGTTCAAGATATAAAAAATCCCCTTCAGCCAAATGTGCTGCCGGGGCACCGTTTAAGGTGATTTCTAATTTTTCGCTATCCACAATAAATATATCGGTGCTGCCAAGTGATGTATTAATATATATCTGGCTGTCACCGATGCTAATTACCGGAAATTCTGCCGGACCAGTAAGGGTTAACCTGAGAGGCGTTTTTTGTGAACCCCGGTTTAATAGCCAAACGCTACCTGAGGTTTTGTAATACTGGGGTACACCATAAATAAAAGGTTTCGAACAATTGAATTGAAGATTAAGTATTTCCATTGAACCGACAGTTTCCATGACGGTTTTCCCCCGAAGCCTTCCTTTATAAACATTGAAATACTCATCATCAAAGCGAAGCTCACATTCTCCCTTTTTGGGATTAAGCAAAGTATTTAGCTCCTTCTGGGCAGCTACTAAGGCCGACCGGCTATCATGCTTTAATAGGCCCTTTACTACAATGGTTCGCTCCTTGAATTCGGTGTGATGATAGTAGGTACCATCCATGCCAGGAAGCTTTGTGCTTGTTTCCTCCCCTTCAGGAATTTCCCAGCGCCCCTTAACATCAATGATGGAAAGTCCAAAGGTTGAGGTATCCACTCCGTCAAAATAAAGCTTTCTTGGCATACCGCTAGCAAAGGCTTCTAGATTAAAAAAGCCGGTGAATATACGCGCTGTCGCTACCATCTCCACCGTTTTATCTTCAAGTGACCAGTAATATAGTCCGTTGGAATTAGGGTCTAGACTATCTACCTGCACCTTCATCAACGCTTGTTCTGTTTTATAGTCATACGTCCCTCCTGTAAGACGAAGGGCCTCAAGGTAAAAAATAGTGGCTTGAGTAGCCAGATCGGGGAACTCGCTATCCTTTACTCCTGTATAGGTATATACATCATAGAAAAAGCCGTTTATCATTAAAGCTTTAGCCCTAGCAACAAAGATCGCGGCCCCACTGCCTTCATTTTTAGCCAAACCCAGCACCGACCACAGAACTGTATCTGAAGTCCAGTTAACATCTCCCCACTGGTTATATACCGGCGATAGGTTCTTGCCAGTATAATCACTTGTGCCTTCTATGGGGGCCATATACATATAAGGCAGACCTACCGTTTCCATTACTCCCCGCTGGCTTTGTATGCAATTTGTGCGGATAAAGTTATGAAATCTATCATTAATGTCCCCGATATAGTAAGTCCCGCCCTCAGCAGTTTGCTGGCTATTTCCAAATGCAGCTATTGCAGTTTGCACCAGGTCATAGGCAATATCCCCGAGATGCAGTGGCACACGCCCGTTAACGGGATAGAATTCTACTCCGGCATCTGTGCGGAGATAAAATTCAGGAAAAGCACCGTCCAAATATGCAGGCAGTTCGGTGCCGCAAAGGGAAGAAAAAGCAGTCTGCACTTTATAAATGCTCTCAATCAGCTTTAAAGACCACTGTTTGTAAGTATCTTCTCCACAACGAAGGTATAAGCGGCTTAAACCGTAAGCTGATAAGAACAAATCCCTTGTATATACCTCGCAATAACCATCATCTTTTCGTCTTTGCCATTGCTGATTATCAGTATTAAAGTAATGTATGGATTGAAAGTACATGGTTTGGCCATTGACAGTAGTCTCGATAATATTATCAATCAAATTATCTGCGATTAGCTTAGCCTTATCTATCGCGTCCTTAGTACCATAGGAGCATAAGAAAATAAGCGTCCAGGCGCTGGAGGGAACTAGGGTGGCCGCTCTGGTTGCTTCCCCGGCACCCTCTGTATAATTAAGTAATACCAATCCCAACGGGGGGTTAGGGAAAAGACGGTAAAAACTATCTGCGCTATCAGTGACAATCAGTTTACTATTCAATAGTTCTCGCATGTTATTTACCCCCGCTTGCTAAAAACAGGCGGTTCATCATTTCAAGATAGGCTGCGTATGACCAGGAAAAGGACCAGGCTCCGCTTAAATAGCCAAGCCTATTCCCATTCTTTAAATCTGCCTGCACATATTCAGGCAAGGACCCGAAAGGAAAATTATTAGCTAGAAGCTTAAGCGGCTTTAAATCACCCTCTTCAGCCGCTAACATGGCAATAATACAGACATGCGGAAACCAGATATCTTTCTTTTTTGCTGTTCCTGTGCTGCTTTGGGAAAAGCCTACCCCATGGTCAAGTTGTAACCCCAGCCCTCCCAGGGTTGCAACTGCAGTTCTGCTCTTAAGCCAATTGAAACATGACTTGTCATTAAGCATCCAGGCTGCGAAAATATTAGCTGGCACCGTTAAAACACTGTCATACAGCGTCCCATCCTGTTTAATAGCATAATCAAAGCCCCCGTCCTCCCGGCGGTAATCAGCTAACCCCTGCTTAAGAAGACTAAGTGCGTTCACCCCAAAGGTAACCCTGCTGTTATCACCTAAGCTTCTATATACCGGGATAAGATTCTCAAGAGCATAAATCCATAAGATATCCACCATGCTTTCATATTTCACCAACGATGTTGTTATCTCACTAGCATAGTCATCCCAATAATCATGAACATGCCGGGCTAAAATATGTCTATCTGCCTCTATAAAATTGTCCTCTAGGTAGGTAAACAACTGATCTAGCTGCGGTTTTAACCCTGACAGCAATTGTTTATCATTAGTGTGCCTAAAGTATTTACCGGCTGCCGCCAGGAATACAGCCGCATTATCGGTGTTGTTATAGTTGTATTCCCCGGTACCATCTATATCAAAGTCGTTTACTGTTAACATGTTCTTACCTTCAAACCAGCTGAGAAACTGGGCAGCTAGTGCCGGTTTTATTGGGATGAGGGCATGGATCGCCCAGGCAGTATCACGCACCCAGTTATAAGGCCAATTGGGAATTCCCGCTGACAAATAGCCGCCCACCGACAAATTAAGGATTTGCATGAGAGAAAAATATCCCTTGGCCTTTATTGCTTCCGGGGCAAACCACTGCCTTTCTAAACCGGAAAAGTATTCACACCACATGTTCTCTGCGTCCGTATATTCACTTTCCCAATTTGAGAGGCCAGCTACCGCTTTTTCCATTACCTCAGCCTTACTCCTGCCTATGGCGATAGCAAAAACTACACTACCGCGTTCACCCAGACCATCCGTACCCATACCAACAAAACAACTTGAATGGCTAACAGTAGTTTTAGTCTCATCCAATGCATAGATAGGTGTGAACTGAACTGAATCCACCTGATATTCATTCATATTGGTGCAGCTTAAAGCCGCAAACCAGCCGCTATTATGTTCTTCTACCCAAATTACGCCCTGGCCATTATAAATCTCGTACGCTGCAGACAAATCATGTTTATCTGGCTGGCCGGAATCCCACCCTACCCATTCCATGGCAATCTTTAAATCATTGATGTTTTGGGCATCGGCAATTATGTACAGTACGTTATTTCGCGAAAAGGATAGTATATCTAAGGCACGTACCTTGCCGTTATAGTCCCTGGCATAGTGCCACTCCACAATACCGGTAGGATAGCCATCTTTACATTTAAACTTAGTTTCAAAACTGGTATTTTCGGAATTACAGGTGTTCGCTACCAAAGGATAGTAGCCCATGTCACAGGTTTTAGCCGCTATGGCCGTATTGACATCTCTTTTTCCCGACTTAGCTAACAGCATAGATAAGAAAGGGCGTATATCTACGCTGGATATCTGATCATTTAGCACCATCGCTATTTCAGAAGTAGGGTCACTTAGTACGGCCCGCCCGGCAAAATCACTGTGCAAAGTTGAGTCATTAAGGCTAAAACCCTCTGCTGCTAAGGCTGAGGTCAAACGCTCCGGGGACAAATCAAGCACATAACCGTTTTTAGTGTTAATAATATTCGGTATATCAAAGGCGCTTCTCATAACCTCACCCCAGTCAAATACATTTGTTCTTTTAAAAGCTCTGCTATCTTTTGGCTCAATTTATATATATCCAGGTCATTAGCCATTTCCATTCTTTCTACCGAGAGTAAGTTCTCTATCTGCAAACTAGAAGTCCGGCTGGTAGTTCTATCCGCAGGAACCGCCTCTTTTAAAATATTTGTATTGCCTAAGTTCGAAATACTTCCTGCTAGGTCCATGGCAGCAGACCTTATATCGGGAATACCCTTTTTGATGCCACTTTCCAGCATAGAGATCATATTGGGCATCCATCTATCAGCTTTACTGCCCGGCCCTTTTTCAGTTGGCGAGGAAAAGCCTAGGTATCCTTTCACGGTATCTGCTACCCTTGCAGTAGCATTTCTTACCCATTTAATACCGGATAAGATGCCATCAGCAATATTCTTTATAAGATTTGCTCCCCACTGGGCACCGTTAGAGATAAAATCAGCCACCCATGATTTAACGCGGTTAAATGTAGTTTGAATGCTTGAGACGATACTTGAAGCGGTGCTTTTAATGCCGTTGTAAATCCCGGTAAACCACCGGCCAATAGCAGCCAATAGATTATTGATAAAGGTGCGAAACTGCTCGCAATTCTCATAAAGATACTTAAATGCTCCGGCAAAGGGATTAACCATCAAGAGCAAGATGCTCTGCCAATTATCTTTAAAGAAACTAACCACGTTGTTAAACAGATTGACCATAAAATCAATAGCCTTATTAACTCCATCAACAATTCCATCCCAGATAGCGATAACCGCCTTTTTAAAGTCTTCATTGGTATTCCATAGATAGACGATTGCTGCCACCAATGCGGCCAGGGCGATAACAACAAGACCTATGGGATTGGCTGACATGGCCGCATTAAGTAGCCACTGAGCTGCTGCCGCTGCCTTTTGAGCCACAGACAAAACGGTTGTCTTTATTGCTGCGATATTTTCCGCATCGGCAAGCCACTTCACAGCATTCACTGCAGCGCCGACACCACTTGTGAGATTGCCCACAAGTGAAAGGAGAGGACCTATTGCTGCGGCAAAACCGATGAAGGAAAGAATCAGTATCTGCGAGCCGTTGTCAAGGTTTCCAAACCAATCGACTAAACCAGTCAGCTTTCCAATAAGGCCCTCGATGGCAGGCATGGCCGAATTGACCGCCTGCATCAAAGATGAACCGAGTGGCTCTAATGCAACAGCAGCCCTGTTTTTCATTATGGTCAGCTGCTCAGCAAAATCTATGGTTTCAAAAGCGGCTCCGTTGATAGTTTCACTGCTCGTTTGTAAGGTTTTCACTAGATCTGACAGTTCAAACCTGCCTTCCCTAATGGCAGCAGCCATATCGGGGCCTATGCGAGTACCGAACATTTCAAGGGCGATGGCATTGGCTTCACCGGTGGAGCCTGCCTCCTTTATTCTTTTAGTAACCTCTTCAAGAGCCGCCTTGGTATCGGTAATACCTTCTTGGGCCATCTTGCCCAGTGCTATACGAAGTCCGCCAAGCACTAGCTCGGTGTTGACCCCTTCCTTTTCAAACTTACCGAGCATAGCAGCTGAGGTCTCTAGGTCAAAGCCCATTTGACGAAGTGGCGCTCCAAACTCCACCATCTTGGCGTTCAGATCATTAAAACCAATTCCGGTGCTTTGGGCAACCTTAAACAAATAGTCCATGGTGCCTGCAGTATCACCGGCCGCCACACTCCAGTCTCCAAAAAGGCGCGATGAACTTGATATCATACCTGATAAATCCTCTCCAGTAATGCGAGAGAGGTTCAGCATCTGGGTGGATAACTCCTGCAGTGGTTTGCCTGCAAGCCCGGTTCTCGTATTAAGATCGGCAATGGCAGTGCTCACATCCTCCATTCCAGCCGGAACGGAAGCATAAACTGCCTTGAAATCATCCTGAAGGTCCTGAAGTGCTGCACCTGTGGCTCCGGTTCCGACTCGAATTTTCTCGAAAGTATCATCAAAGTCCATCCCCAGCTTTAAAATTCCTGTGGTAGCGGCGGCGATGGGAAGAGTCAGCCCCTTGGTTAAGGTGCCACCAATGGAAGCGAGGCTTTTACCGGCTTTATCCAATTTTTTTGCAGCACTGTTCAAGCTTTTTTGTAGCTCTGAAATATCCGCTCCGATTTTCACCACAACACTTCTAATTACTGCCATCCCATCACCTCCATTTCACCGGCACTTTCAGCCCTTTACTCTTGGCAACCTTTATTAGCTGCTCTATTGACAGGCGACTACTCGTTTTTTTCTTGATTTCGCTGTCCTTTAGAACTTTCTTCAGACTCGGTAACCTCTTTTGCCTTGCAAATGCTTCCACATGCCAAGCCAGATATATAAGTTCCTGCCTTCGTTCTGATTTCTCTTCCGCGTGGCCCCCGAACATTAGCGCAAGCTCATAAGGGGTTAACTCCCAAAACTCAGCCGGTTTCAGTCTTAGCTTTTTTATTGCGATGGAAAACAGCTCGTCAAAGTTTAAGCTTTGACTGTCTCCACCGCCTGTGGGTTTCCCGGCTTTGTACCAAAAGCCAGGGTCATGGCTTCACCGAGCTTTTCGGCCACAGTGCCGATGTCACTATATTCATCGATCAGGTCTGCGCATTTTTCCGGCGTCAGATTTTTATCCTCATGAAAAAGACCCGCATAGACGATGGTCCGCAGGTCTTTGATGGAGATATTATCTAGTTCAAGTTTCGTAAGGTTTTTACCGGTAAGCTCCTCTATCCTAATGAGAGCGTTCATCCCATACCTAAAGGTCCTTGGCTTATCAAGCTCTATGGATACTCCTTGCTTCATCTTCTTTAATCCTCCCTATAATACAGCTTACCGCTGCCTTCAAATTCAATGCTTTCATTTACTACACCATCAGCTGAAAGCTTAATGCTGTCCCCCGAAATCCTCCCATAGCCCTCATATCGTTTTTTATTGGTACCAGTGTCCAAATACAAGGCAATGATCACTTCCTGGCCGAGCCTTGAGGACAGTCTTTCATCAGCCCAATAGCTCTCTGCAGCAGCAGTAAAGCCGTTTATGGTGGGGAGGTTCTCTTTCCAGCCACCGCTTTCAAAGGTGCTCACATCAACAGTGTCCGATGAAAGATCTGCGCTCCAGCTAAAGAAGCCTCCTGCCTGGTCTACCCGAATGCTCTTTCCACTGACTGTCACAGTATCAGTACCAAGCAGGGGTACGGGAAAGATAATGACACCGCCCAAATGCCGGGCTTCAAAATTGCCATTATATTGGACATCGTTTATATAGACGGTTATGGGAGAGTTTCTATCTAAGTACCGACATAACTCATCGGTGATAGTGTAGTGCGTAAATTCAATATTGGCTGTGGCTGCTTCTTTAATGAATGTCTCATGCACATCTTCTGTTTGCAAAAACACCGCACCAACCTTACCTGCTATTGTCATCTAGCATCACCACCTTAATTGTAGGTCAGTGGACCAGTTCCCTGAAATTCAAAGGAAATGCTCACCGTATCGTCCACCGGGTCTTCCACCGACAGTCCTGAAATATAAGCGTTTCCTGAATAGTAGTTAGTTGCATTGACATACAGCTTGAGTGATACCTCGGTGCTATTTAAATAGGCATCCTGCAGTGCTTTCTGTCCGGTGGCATCGGTATGCACCGAATAAAACCCATCTGCCGAGGCTGACCACTCCTTTAAGCCTGCGATAAACTTTTTCCAATCATCACCCAGGGCGGTCACATCAAGTGTATCAACACCCAGATCAAGAGACCAACTGCTCACATCCACTACGGTACTTACACCCAGCCCCAGTTTTCCGCTTTTGCCTGCAATGGCCATGGGTTATCCCTCCTCAAATTGAAACTCAAATTCAAAAGATACCGAATATATCTCGGTATCTGGTTCATAATCGCTTATTTCTTCCATTAACAAAACACTACCGATACTAAGTCCAGCCATCGGTCCGTTAAAGTTTTGTAATTCGCTTTGGATAATTCTCGCTGTTTGGACAGCCTCTTTGTAACTTGTGGCGTAACAGGAAAACTGTAGCCTTTGCTTGATGAAGCCTGAATCCTCGACAAGACTGCGCAGCCTTTCCACCGATACCGGTAGATAAACAACGGCCGGCAGTAGTATGTTTTGCGGCAGCAGGAAAGGATAGAGCCTGTTATTCAGTTTCGGTTGCAAATGCGCGCTTACCGCTTCTTCCAGCCGCATCATTTTATCCTCCCAATCGCCTGTAAGATTTCCTCGTTAATTGTTCTGGCTACTTTTCTCATGTTTTTGTCAACAGCCGGTCTTAAAAAAGGCTGCGCTTTCATCTTGGAGGTTCCTAGCTCCACCGGAGCAAAATACTTTACTCTGCCTTTCTTTGTCACATAGTACTGGCTTTTAATGTGCGCTTTTTTGAGTTTACTCTTTTTCAGTATCAGACTCTCTTTAAGCCTGCCAGTATCCACCGGAACCCTCTGCTTGGCTTCAAAAAGCACAATATCCGCACCGGCTTTAGACGCTTTATCCAATACTTCAGTAGCCGCATCACCCATTTCTTCCATCTGCTTTATGACCTCGTCCATACCCTCGATATGCGTCTTGAGCTTTCTTACCCTGGCTCTTTTAGCCACCTTGAACCTCCTCCTTGCACATGAGGTTAAGCTCGATATTTTGACTCTCAAGATTAATGACCGATATGATTTCAAATATCCTGTCATCAAAAATCACACGCATTTTCGGCGTGATCCCTGGCCGGTAACGCATCATAATTTTTGTAGTTATCTCTGCGCTTAGCTGCTGGGAAGCAAAATATTCCTTACCCGAAACAGGTGAGACATTTGCCCATACCGTTTTGAGATCAATCCATTCCGGATTCTCAGCGCCAAAGCTATCCCTTGAAGCGACATATTCTTGAATGGTGACCCGGTGCCTCAGTTTGCCAATCCTCATCACCATTCCACCTCCCTGTAGGCAAATAGTAGTGTTCTTAAAACATCTGTCAGCTCTGTTGTGTTCAACTCGTTTCGTTCCTCATATAGCTTGGAAACTGCAAAATAGATGGCGTGTTTAACTGGTTCAGGCACCACACCGGCATAGTCGCTTAATGGAAAACGGAGGATACCTTCTACGATATCCTCCGCTGTAGCAATGAAGCTTTCGATGAGCGCATCCTCATCGGCTGAGTCTACTCTTAACCAAGCTTTTGTGTCCTCAAGTGTAACCACCAATACGCTCCCCTCCGTTTATTACTCTGAAGCCATCAGTCCTGCCGCTTTTAGCTTTGCAAGCAGAGCATTAAAATCAGTAACTAAGTCCGCTACTGTTGCTGCTACACTGTCCGCTTGCAGTGCTGCAGGCTTTAGCTCTATGCCATTAAAGGCTAGTTTCCCGCCAGTGGCCACTTCAAGGGTTCCACCGATAACCGTTTTCTCTCCGCCCTGCTCGGTATAGTTTTTAACATTACTCATTACATTTCACCTACGCTTTCTGCTGCAGCACTTTAATGGCTTCAGCTAAGATTAGCTTTCCATCCACTCGCTGACTGCCCTTAAATCCAACCTGACCTGTTGCGGCATAAAGTTCATTTAGTCTTTGGAAGGACCTGCCTTGTCTATCTGCCACCCAGTAGTAGCCAAAGTCACCAAAGGCTATTGTTTTAGCCGATGCTGCAATCGTCGGCACATAAGCAGAAGTTTTCACCGGGCGGTTCAGGATGGTGTCCGGCTGACCCGCTGTAATTGAAGGCTGCCAAATGTACTGGCCGCTACCGTCTTTTAGCTTTCTGATGGCCTTAATCGTTGCATCGTTCATTACAAAGACAGCTCTTTTGCGGTAGGGCGATTTGAGGCTATAGAACAGATCCATCACTTCATCCACTGTAAGGGCTGTGGCAGAAGCTGCAGTCACGCCAAGTTCTGCACCGCCGGTAGCATTGAAAATACCGGTCGGCTTTCCAGTTCCATCGCCAATAAAGAAGGCTTCTTCTTCCTTAGCGCCAATACGGCGGGCAAACTCCTTGGCAATATATGCCTGTAAATTAAAAACACTATCATTAAGGAGTTCTTCTGACACCTTAATCATAGTGGCAAGTTTGTAAGCGCCTATGGATACTTGGGTGAATGCATCGTCTGATTCTGGAATTGGTCCTTCTTCATCCACCCAGGATGCTGTCCCTTTAGAAGCGACAACCGGAATTTTTCTATCCCCGGAAGATGTGGTGATGATCTTGGCTAGGGATCTAAAAATGTTCTCTTCTTCAAGAGCTTGGATCAGGGTTCTTTCAAACTCATCTGGAACCAGATAGCCTCCTTCAGAATCAGTTCCAATCTGCAGGGCGTTTTGCACATCAAAGCTATTCTTGTTTCTTAGGGCTCTCCAGAAAGCTTCTTTGTATTCATCGGTTGCTCGCCCGGTTTTATGTTCATCTGTTCCACCGGGTTTTGAAGTGATCGGGCGATTAACTGGCTTTGCAAGCTCTAAATCAAGGGCCTGCTGTCTTTCTAATCTGTCAATATCCTTACCGAGACTTACCACTTCTGCTTCCATCTTTTCATAATTGGCCGTGTCTTCTGCAGAGATTAAACCATCTTCTCCTCTTTTGGAATCGAGAAAGGCTTTAGCCTGCTCCCAAACCTTTGCTCTTTTTTCACGCAGCTCTAAAATTTTACTCATTATGGTTTCCCCCTTTAGGTTTTAAGAGGCCAAGCCTCTTATCAAGTTGTGTGATATCTGTTCCAGTTTTCTTTGTCTTTTGCGGCAGTTTATTTAAGAATGAATTGACGACTGCCATTTGGCTGTAAATCATTCCTTCCTCTGGTGATGCTTGATCATTTTCTTTTGCGAACATGACGCCGTCACAAAAGCCAAGCTCCACTGCCTTTTTCGAATTAAACCAGCTTTCAGCATCCATTAGGTGTGAAAGCTTTGCCCTTGAAAGACCGGTCTTCAGTTCATAAGCGTTGACGATGCTTTCCTTCACCTCACTGAGCATACCCTTGGCCTTTTCCATTTCCCCTGCATCTCCAAAGGCGATGGTCATGGGGTTATGGATCATCATCATGGAAACAGGGGACATCAGCACCTCACCGCCAGCCATAGCAATAACCGACGCGGCACTAGCTGCAATCCCGTCAATCTTCACTGTAACCTCACCCTTATATTCCATCAGCATGTTGTATATTTGACTTGCTGCGAAGACGTCACCCCCAGGTGAATTAATCCAGATGGTAATATCACCGGTACCATCTAATAGTTCTGCTTTAAACTGTTTAGGTGTTACCTCATCGCCAAACCAGGTCTCTTCAGCAATGACTCCGTCAAGATAAAGGGTTCTTCCGTCCTCATCCTTGACCCAATTCCAAAATTTTTTATTCACTTATCTCCCTCCAATCCTCCGGTATTCTTATTTGCGTATGCACCAACATCTTCAAGCTTAAGCATATTTCCATTCATGGCATAAACATCTCCGTGCTCAATTGCATTCATATTCTCCAAAGCTCTTACGTCATTTGGGCTTAAGAAACCGTTTTGTATTCCCACAGCATAGCCTTGCATCCTGGAAGTGTAGTCTCCTCTTAAAAGGCCCTCCACTAAAAAGGCAGCAAAATATTTACCTTTTTCCGCTTTGCTAAACAGTGCTTTATTTATGGATTGCTCGATCCTTACCAACCAAGGTCTTATGGTATGCACTACAAAGCTAATAGACTGATGTTCGATGTTGCTGAAAGTCGCCTTGTCAAGGCTAGCCACAAGATGGGGAGGAACTCTAAAGATTCTGCAGATTTCCTCCGTCTGAAATTTCCTCGTCTCCAAAAACTGCGCTTGCTCAGGCGGAATGCCAATGCTTTGAAATTTCATCCCTTCTTCTAGGACTGCAATGCGGTGCGCATTAGCACTTCCCTGATAAACTGTGTTCCAACTTTCTCTGATTTTTGCCGGGTCTTTCACCACCCCGGGATGTTCTAAAACTCCGCCGGGGCTGGCCCCGTTAGCGAAGAACTTAGCTCCATATTCCTCTGTGGCAATGGCCATCCCGATAGCGTTTTTAGCCATAGCGATAGGGGAGTATCCCACCAGACCGTCAAAGCCAAGCCCCGGTATATGAAGGACTTCTTCGCTTCTAAGGATTGCTGTGCCGGTTTCTGTTTGGTATTGATAGTAAAGCTCGCCTTTAGAAGTGCGGTTCACCGTCATTTTGTCAGGGAGCAGGGGAAAGAGGCTTAAGATATTTCCTCTGCCATCTCTGATAATCTGTGCATAGGCATTTCCCCATAATAAAAGATGACTCATCAGTGTTTCTCTGAACACAAATGAAGTCATCTCTGGGTTTGGCTCATCGTGGAGCTTGTAATATAGGTTGTGACCCACCGCTTTTTCCTTGCCGCTATCGGTGTGTTTATATATATGAAGCGGCAGGCTTGCTATGGTTTCTGCCAGTATCCGAACACAGGCATATACTGCAGTGGTCTGCATGGCAGTTCTTTCATTTACTGCTTTTCCGCTTGTGGCGCTGCCAAAGAAGAAGCTATAGGTGCTTGGCCATAAGCTGTTTTTCGGGCTGGCTCTTGACTGGAATAACGTTGACAAAAAGGGTATCTTCATACACTTTCCTCCTAAAAATGGGCATGAAAATAGCACCTCATATTGAGATGCTAAATAACATGCGGTTGGATAGTCTAACTTACTTTAACCGTCCTTGAATTAATTTGTTACTCAATTGAAAGACTCCCTGCGAACGAATAATGAATTACGCAATTCTTTGGTGTGTTTTTGTACGCCTCTTCGTCGTGCATCTTTTTTACAATTTGTGGAGTGGTAAGTTCCCCGAATTCATTAATAATCTTATCAATTGAAGCAATCTCATCATCTGAAAGGTTCTTAATTTCAAAACCTGGAGTCGGCTTAAATTTATAGGCAATTTCGTCATATAAAACGATATCAAAACTGACTCCTTCTAACTTTACAATTTGGTCATGCCCCTCTGGTACAGCGCCCATAGGTAATGCACTATACGCAAGACCTGTTATTGCGTTTCCATGCCTTTTAAAGTTTAATATGTCTGAGTACCACAACATCTTCATAAGTTTCACCTTGTGAAGATTACTAACTCTTTGGGCAAGATAATTAATGACTTCAACAACTTTATCAAGCCTTAGTTCCATAGAGCCAGGCACAGTTTCTTCTTCAAAGTCGGCATAAATTGCATAGATTGCGTCTATAAGATATTGGTTCTTTCTTTTATTGTATTCTTCATTAGCCTCATGAAAATATTTAGCAAAAGCTTTTTCTGATAATCTATCTTTTGCTCTTTTAAGCATATCCAGTAACCATTTGGGGTCCGAGTCAATTTTTCTTAAAACATCATCATGAGCTCTATCCTGTACTTGATGGTTTTCATATCGTGTTATTGTGGCTCCTCCCCAATCAAGGATTTCAGAAAAGTCTTTTTGGCTAATTCCGTACTTTTCTCTTAAATTCTTGATCTCACTGGAGGTTAATAAACCCATTTTCTTTCTATAAGCATCTTTTACAGCAAGGTTATTTGCTCTAATCATATCCTCTGTTTCCAACAATTCATCCGTGTTAGAGCAATATTCATAGATGGATGTGATTTCTACCTCGCCGCCCTTAAAAATCTCTTTCTCCTCAATTTCAACAATACTTACATCATGTTCTTCCATACAACTCAAACAGAGTTTGTGCTCGCTTCTTAAAGTTTCCATTTTCATTCACCCCTGTTTTTTCCTATAAGGAAAATCATCATCCACAAACTTCTCTTCAGCAAAATGGAACGACATAACAAAGATATGGTTATCGCCGCCAGCAGCAATCGCATCTAGAATTTCTACTCTAATTTTTATATAGACATCTTCATCAGAATATTTTTTGCCGAATACTGTCATTTCTGATCGCTTTGGATATCTTTTATCTTTAACTGTTTCAATATAGTCCTCTACAGTTAGCTGTTCTAGCTCTCTTTTCATAACTTCTACTTCATCTTCATCTGGAAATAGGGTTAGCATAGTATACCGGTTTGTGTATTTTTTATCCCTGCGTTCATCTACCTTACGATCTTTTTGAAACTGAACCTTAGCATTACCGCTGTTTATTGCATATTGTAATCGATCTATATACGTTGAGATGTCCGCTTTTCTTTCTATTCTTTTTTCTTCATGTGCTTCGCTTTTCTTCATTATAACACTCCCAAAATTCCTTTGTCAATTTTTTTGGTATCAATTGATACCGATATTTCCTGGTTAAATATGCCAAAGCCAAAGTAATTATCTCATAAAGCATTTTGAAAAGGAAGCCCCTTGGCGTTATCGGTGTCAGAATTTATCAAATTCTAGCATTTAGGGTCGTATTCCGAAACTTATGAAAAAAACCGCCCTTCCATAAGAGCGGTAATCTTACTTTTTCGTGTCACAAAATTTAACATATTTATTTACTGCTGTCCTTAAACTTGATAACCCATTTTTGTCCTTGGGAAGATTGACAGTTTCTACTATTTTCTCTGAACACTCGAAGGATATTGTCTCAAGTATTAGGTTACATCGGTCCTTGTTGTACTCGTCATCTAGATTTATCGTTCGCTTTAAATGCTCTGTAAGCGCTTCTTCCACACGTCTCACTCTTGATAAATTATCGCTGGTTTGTCTTTTATCCCTACCATCCACATACACTAGCCAATCAGAAAACGCATCATTTCTCATATCATCACCCCTAGAGGGGATTATATCACAATATTTGGTAACCCGGTTTAGCAATTTGATAGTTTACATACGTCAATTATCGAAAAATCTTACGGCCCTGTTTCTATCGTAGAGAAAGTTTTATTTTTTTTGTAAATTCTATTGTGCTTTTTCCAATAATATGGTATTTTAGTTATGGTGTTTCAGATAACTGAAACTACTTATAATATGAGGAGGTTTTATTTATGAAAGCAACTTTTAACGACTTCATTAGGAAAGCTCCCAACTACAAGAAATTTAAAGGCAATGCAGAAGCAATCCATATCTTTAATGAGATCCTTTCTGATGATCAAAACATTATTGTAATGATTGATGCTAGTGAAGCAGGAAAGCCTGCATTATGCGCTTGCCTGGAACAAGTTGAAGATTATTACTTAAGCCAAGCATTTCCCACCTTTGACTTAAGGGATAATTTTACTAAGCAGGCACTCGGAACGATGGTACGTATTGTCCTTGAACCCTTCGGTTATTTAACGAAATCTCAGAAAGACATTCCTAAAAGTTATAACGCAAGGTTTGTCACTTCAGCCATGACCTATGCTAAAACAGGACCGGCTACCATGAGAGTAGTCAGAAGGATTGAACAGATTTAGTTTATAGCACCAAAATCCCTCTCCCATCATAAACACTTTCTCTATTTTCATTCCTTATAGCCCTATCCAAGGCCATAATAAGAGCTACAGCACCGTCAATACGCTCGGTGCTTTTTTCTTTGTCAGGCTTTATATTACCAGCCGGGTCGGTTTTTACAAAGATATTGTCCATCATCCATCTTAGAACCGGGTTACCCCCATGAGCAATTTTCCTTTCAAGGGTCAGTTTCATCAGTTCTTTCGAAGGTGGCGACATATCCTTATAACCTTGTCCAAAGGGAACCACACAAAAACCCATCCCTTCAAGGTTCTGCACCATCTGCACAGCACCCCATCTATCAAAAGCAATTTCCTTAATGTTATACTTTGTCCCCAAGTCTTCAATGAAAGCCTCAATAAAGCCGTAATGGACGACATTTCCTTCAGTGGTTTTGATGTAGCCCTGCTTCTCCCAAATATCATAGGGCACATGATCCCGCCTGACTCTTACTTTCAGGTTGTCATCCGGCATCCAGAAGTAAGGAAGCACAATGAATTTCTCTTCTTCTGTCCTTGGTGGAAAAACCAGCACAAACGCCGTAATATCTGTGGTGCTGGAAAGGTCAAGGCCGCCATAACATTCTCTGCCTTGAAGCTTGTCGATATCAGCTCTTTCATTACAGGCATCCCATTTCTCCATTTGCATCCAGCGGGTTGATTGCTTCACCCACTGATTAAGCCTCAGCTGTCTGAAAAGATTTTCTTCCGCAGGATTTTCTTTTGCGCTAAGATAAGCATTTCTAACTTTTTCTATATCAATGGTATGGCCTAGAGATGGATTAGCTTTATACCAGTTTTTCTCATCGGACCAGTCAGCCTCATAGTCAATCCCAAAAATCACTGGGTAAAAAGTGGGGTCAATTTTTCTTCCTTCCAGGACATCCACTGCCTTTTGATGCACCTCATAACAGATGGAGTGCCTATCTGTTCCTGCTGTGGTTATTAGGAAAAACAAAGGTTGAAGTCTTGCATCGCCAGAGCCTTTTGTCATCACATCATATAGGTCCCGGTTCGGTTGCGCGTGTAATTCATCGAAGACAACCGCGTGAACGTTAAGTCCATGTTTGGTGAACGCTTCTGCAGACAACACCTGATAATAGCTATTTGTCGGTTTATAGACCAGACGCTTCACAGACATCACCGGTTTAAATCTCTTCTTAAGGGCGGGGGACTGATCCACCATATCAACAGCAACGTCAAATACAATGGAGGCCTGTTGTCTATCCGAAGCACAACCATATACTTCAGCACCCCACTCACCATCACCAGAGGTCATGAGTAATGCAACCGCAGCTGCCATCTCACTTTTACCATTCTTCTTGGGAATTTCAATATAGGCGGTGTTATATTGCCGGTAGCCGTTTTCCTTCACCGTACCAAACACATCCCGGATGATTTTATCCTGCCAAGGCAGAAGGTCGAAAGGCACGCCTCGCCATTGGCCTTTTGTATGTTTTAAGCAGTTGATAAAGTTGACGGCATGCTGTGCTTTTCTCTCATCATGCACCCTTACCACCGCCTTTTAAGAGCACCAGCTCCATCGGATCATCCGCATCACCGGACTTATCCGTAACAAGTCTGCTTCTGGCAGAAGGTGTTAACCCAAACTGCTCACAGAATCGGTTCATAATCTTCAAGTAGGTCTGGGCGATGGATACCTGGGGCACTTGTTGCCAGTACCCGGAGGGCGTTTTAACAATGGTTCCATGTTTAGTGATAAACTCTTCCGCTTCTTTCCACCTTGCATAAGCTTGGCAGTATCCAGCAAAGGCAGCCATATCAACTTCTGAAAGTATACCTAGCTGCTCCAGTTGCTTGGCCATCCTACGCCATTCCTTTTTCGCGTCTGGTTCCAGCCATGTTGGGCATCTTGGCGCTTTCTTTTCCGGTTTAGGTTCATTCTGATTAAGCTCTCTTTTTCCAGGGTTACCTTCTAGTTCTTTAATTGCGGTGGGTTTTGGTTTTCTTCCACGTTGGGCCACAGGTATCACCTCCTCTCCAAAACCGCCATAAGAAAAAGAGCCTATCTTCTGATAGACTCAATTCCGAGTAAAATTAACCCCTAATACTTTATGGTTGTATTACTCATCTTTCATATCCACTTTCCTGAAAGCCCCGCTGCCCTCAAGGTTAACAAGCAGCACCTTCCTAGTGGTTTTATACTCCTTACCGTTCATCCCCAACCGAATTAGCCAAGTTCTAAAAGCATACTTGGGATTGTCATCTTGGGTTGGTTTAAAAGATGAGCGTTTTAGCTTTTGGGCAGTTTGGTTGATAAATGCTATAAGGTCTTGAAAAGCAGCTATCTTATCAGCATCCAAGTTCTCCGCTGCCAGTTTAAAGGTAAGGGTCTCTTGTTCAAAATCAAAAGTTAAGCCTTGGCATCTTTCTGGCCCCAGTTCCATGAGGGCTGTTTTAAAATCTTCTATCGTACTAATTTCCTTCGAGCTTAAATCCTCTGCAAAGGTCTTATCCAACAATTCCTCCGTCAACTTAAAAGCCTTCATGATGAGGTGTTGTTTGCTGGCAAGCATGTTCACGATGTTTTGTAATGTCACCCCGGTGTGCCCTTCGAGGGGTAGTTTGACTTCACAACCGTCAAAGCCAATGAGTTCTGGTTTATCTTCATTACCTTCTGGTGTACCCGTTTCTTCGGGCTGCTCTGCCTGCAAAATCTCTTCCAAAGTTGTAATCTTCCCACCTGCAGTTGTAATGGTTCCCTGCCTGTCAATGGTGTAGATCTTTTCTCCTGCCGCAACTTCATAAGCAAAACTGGGCGCTCCTAAGTACTTATGTTTTACCCCTAGGAACTCACTCAGCTTTTTCACCATTTCTTTTCTATCCATTCTTTATCCCTCCTGTGTGTTTTGGTAGTCTATATATCACTCTAAACACAGGAAATAGCAAGATGTTTCTAATCAAAAAAGCAGGCCGCTAAGCCCGCTTCTGTTCATTCTTCAATGGCCGTATACCTTGGGTAATCATAACCTTCGCTGTTTACTAGCACCCGCTCGCCGGTATCAAGATTTGTCACCCTGATGCACCTTATCTCCCCGTTTTGATTTGAACCGCCATCGTCTTTCTCAATCCAAGGTTGGTCTTCAAGCAGGTCCTTTACGAATTCCTGAAAAGCATAATCGTTAAGTGTAATCTCCTTTGTTACCTCATAAGTTGATCCAGTAAATCCCTCTTTCTTTGCTTGTCTGGTAGCCTCCATGAGTTCTTCAAGGCTTGCCATTTTTCTTCCGAAAAGTGCTCTCATTCTCATTACCTCCTGTGTTTTGTGGTATTCTATATATCACTCTAAACACAAGATTTAGCAAGGGTTTATTCTGGTTTTGGTACATCTTTATAAGATATTTTTTTACCATCTCGTTCAAGAAAGACCCCAGCATCTGAACCGGCTTGCTCAATAAATCTCTTTACAATGACATCGGTGTATTTTTCATCCAGCTCTACCGTATAACAAATTCGGTTTGTTTGTTCACAGGCAATAAGGGTAGAGCCGCTACCACCGAAAGGGTCAAGGACAATGCAATTGCTCATGCTGCTGTTTTGGATTGGATAGGCGCAAAGAGCCACCGGTTTCATAGTCGGATGAAGTTCATTCTTTGACGGCCTATCAAAGTTCCAGATGGTACTCTGTTTTCTGTCGGTATACCAGTTATGCTTACCCTCTTTTAGCCATCCGAAAAGAATAGGTTCGTGTTTCCATTGGTACGGGCTCCTGCCAAGAACAAGACTCTGCTTGGCCCAGATACAAACACCGGATAAGTAAAAGCCTGCATCTTTGAAGGCCTTTCTAAAGTTATAGCCTTCGGTATCCGCGTGGAAAACATAGATGGATGCATCCTTTTCCATATAAGCAGCTACGTTGGTGAAGGCTTTAAGCAAAAATTTGTAAAACTCTTCACCCCTCATGTTATCGTTCTTAATATTGCCGGCTTGGGCAGAGTAATTCACATTATATGGCGGGTCCGTTACTACCAGGTTGGCTTTCTGCCCATTCATAAGCACCCGGTGAATCTCTGAGTCGGTACTATCCCCACACACAAGTCGGTGCCTTCCAAGCAACCACACATCACCCTTTTTTGTTATCGCCGGTTCGGCCAACTCCTCATCTACGTCAAAGTCGTCTTCCTCAATCTCTTTATCGTGGATCTCATTGAAAAGCTGATCAATTTCCGGTGGGTCAAAACCGGTGAAGGAAACGTCATAATCCAGAGACTGCAAATCCTTAATCAGATCAGCCAGCAGCTCTTTATTCCACTCGCCACTAATTTTATTTAAGGCCACATTCAGAGCTTTTTCCTTTGTTTTATCAATGTCGATTACCACACAATCAATCTCTGTATAACCCAATTCCTTTAAAACGGTAATCCGTTGATGTCCACCAATCACCGTCATATCCCTATTAACTATAATGGGATCAACATAACCGAATTCAGTTATGCTGTTCTTAATCTTTTCAAACTCGCTGTCACCCGGCTTAAGTTTTTTCCTTGGGTTGTAACCAGCGGGAATCATATCATCTATTTTTAGTTTTTTAAATTCCATCTTCTTCACTCCAAAATCTTGATTTGATATAGCAGTCATGGCAACAATACTTTCGTTTCTTGTTCCCGTAGCAGCTAAACTCCTTGCCGCAATGCGGGCAAGTATATTGATAGGTTGCTGTGTCCTTTTTGTTCCTTGCTTGGGGATTTTCTCTCCACCATTTCCGCCGGCAAAATTCCGAGCAAAACTTCCGCACCCTTCCGCGTCCTTTTTGTTTAATAGGTTTGCCACAATAGGAGCAGAGGAGATGATTTTTAATTTTTTCTTTAACGTTAAGTGCTACAACTCTCGAATCCCCATCGAGGCCATTTCTTTTACAATAGCCACGAACGCTATCTCGGGACTTCCCTAGCACTGCAGCAATGGCCTTATATCCAACCCCTTTAAGCCGGAGGTCATGAATTTGCTGCTTTTCCACTTCCGTCATCTCTCGCACTCCTTTCTTCGTGTGCTGTGTTCAAAATGGCAACAAAAAAACGTCTTAGATAGCTCTATATCAGCTTCTTAAAACGTTCTTTCGTTTAATCTAAATTTGCAGCTGTAGTGGCACAGTTTTTACATTATGTGCAGTACTTTCGATATAATCGACCTTAAATAATATTATTATAAATTAATTAGTTATGCCCTTGATTTCGTAAAGAAAAGATTTTTACCAGTTATACATTATGTCATAAAAGTTGTATGATTTGGCATACGATTAAACAAATAGAAGGAGGTGTTGAATCCAGTATGTTTTTTAGATCGAAGTTATCTGCAAAAAGACTTAATGATCTTTTAAACAATGCTTTAATACATAAGATTAGCAATTGTGAATATACCTTGCATGACCACTGGAAAACCATTGCACTTAAACTTGAAAACGCTGAAATAATGAAACGGTTTTGTGAGCAAGGAGGTACTAATGGAGACGAAACTATAGTAGATATAACAATTACTTTATTAAATGGAAATGCGTGTCTAGTTGTTTATAAGGCTCCTATTGAGTTTAATTTACTTGATGGTCGGACGTATGATGATAAAGAAAATAGAGAGTTTAGTAGTAATTTAAATTGGATTCATCAAGGTCCCTGGTGCATTGAGATTCTATCCCAAGTTGAGGATCTTGAAAAAGATATTGTCATCAGAAAGGAAAATTTACAAAAAGAAAAGTTAAACCATAAGGAAAAAGAACAAAAAAATATCGAAACTAGAATTGATTATTTTACAAAGGTTTTTAGCCGTAACTCCAGTTCACATAAAACAAAATAAGTCCAGGCAATTTTGGAGCTTCAAAGTAATTAAAAAACTTTTTGCAAAATTAACTACTGCATATAAACCATGTACTACAGCTTATTCCAATGGCACCGTTACTTCAACCGCAAAATAATAGCCAAATACATTTAACTTATTTATAACCTCATCGCAAATTCCAAGAGGTCGTAAAGTCTTATCGCTACTGAATTTTATAACTCTTTCACCATCTAAAGGATAACCCCCCTTATTAAATTCCGCGAAAATTTACGCGAAGGGGGCGGACGGTCCCCAGGTCAAGGGTTGTAGGGATTTCAGGCCTCCTGGGGGGTCGGTAAATCTTCAACGCATTTGCCATAAAACTAAATCTACTTTTTTGATATCACTTACGTTAACGTCCTTGTATCGGTTGTCAAAGAGTTCGATTAGTCTTTCTGCATCAGCAGTCACCATAAACGCTTCATACCAATGTTTAATCCTGCTGTAGATATCGATAGTCTTTTCAAGTCGATTCTTACTTGAATAAGCTGGTTTTTTAAAACCGATGTTTTGCAGGACAAATGTGTCCCAGACAGGCAATTGGGGATTTATTGTTGCTGCTAACTTGCTAGAAAAAGATGCCTCTATTCTTTCAAATTTGTTGTAGAAATGTTTAAGCACTTCAGAGAAAGTAACTTCCCTGGATTTATTCCTTTCCATGTACAGATAGTACTCTTTATAAAATTCCGCCTTTCTTTGGCGCATGCGGTAAAAGCCATTATACTTTTTCCGAAACTGCGTGTCTTTTGAGACATCAACCTTATGCAGCAATTTCATTATTTGTAAATACTTTTCTAACCCCGGTTCTACTCTTTCAATAGCTTCTAAGGCCTTCGCCATATCCATGCTTTAATTCCCCCACTGTAAAATACCTTACTTAAATACTAGCATATCTTACCTTTATTTGGTATGCCTAGTAGCTATACCTTGGGTGTCGATCCTCTGTCATCGTCTTCCGATCATGACATTTCTTACATAAAGGCTGCCAGTTATTTTCATCCCAAAAGAGAGTCTTATCTCCCCGATGCGGTTGTATGTGGTCCACTACCGTAGCAGGGGTAAGCTTTCCCTCCTTTTCACAGTACTTGCAGAGGGGATTAACTTTTAAAAACCTCTTACTGGCTTTCCTCCAGCGATTGCCATAGCCACGCTCTCTGGCACTTGGTCTGTCACCTTGATGCAGCCGCACATGAAATTCGCAATAGGTTTCGTCAGCGAGTAAAGGACAGCCCGGATGTTTACAAGGCTTCTTGGGTTTCATTGGCATCTATGTCAACTCCATACTTATCAAAGTGTGCATAAAGAAAGCCCTGGAAGGAACATCCTCCAAGGGCCTGCGTTATATGCTTCTTGTACAGTTTATATTATATCTTAGGGTGACTGTGCAAAACAATGCAAAGAAATGTCCAGTTTTACTTTTTTTAATGCTTTTGCATGAATATAGTGGACATTACGCCAACCGTAGTTCATGTGCTCTGCAATTTCTTCCCAAGTCTTGTAATTCAAATACCTAAGTTCCAGCAAAAGATGATACTCGGGTTGCTTCACTGAATTAATAACATTAATGATGTCCCGTTTTAAATCCACCAGCTTATCAATATCTCTATCAATCTCATGCTCAAGATCTACCAACTTAACAACGGCATTTTCCATGGGACTTCTGTTCTTTGTACCGCTTACTCGCTCGGCATGAATGGTAGCAGTGGCTTTGCTAGAAAGTTCTCTTAGGTTAGCCACCTGCTCAAGTTTACTATTAATTCTCTGGTCTAGGTGAAAGGCCTGGGATAAATATTCCTTTGCGTTCATTACATCAATCCCCCTTTGAATGTAGCCTTGACCGCATCGATGAGTGCGGCTTGTGTATTGTCCTTATCTTTCAGAGCTTTCATCACTCGCTCGTCTATCGTTTCTTTAGCTATAAGATGGTGAATGACTACAGTGTCCTTTTGTCCTTGCCGCCAAAGCCTGGCATTGGTCTGCTGATAAAGTTCCAGGCTCCATGTCAAACCGAACCAAACAAGGGTGGATCCGCCAGTTTGCAGGTTCAATCCATGTCCGGCCGAAGCGGGGTGGACTGCTGCAATGGGGATTTCACCGCTGTTCCACCGTTTGATGGAATCAGAACTGTCCAGTGTTTCCACTGCAAACCGCTTTTTGATTCGGGCAATATCGTGCTTAAACCAATAGGCTATTAGGACAGGCTTTCCATTGGCTGCTTCGATTAGATCCTCCAAAGCGTCTAGCTTACGGTCGTGAATGTGTATCACCGCACCATCATCGTCATACACGGCACCATTTGCCATCTGCAAAAGTTTGCCGGATAGCCCAGCTGCGTTTGATGCTGTGATTTCTTCGCCTTTGATTGTAGCAATAAGGTCTCGTTTTAGGGTTTTGACAGTTTCCATTTCCTTTTCCGATAGCCGGACAGGCACTTCGTTTAGTAGCAGTTCCGGCAGTTTGAGATAATCAGAACCCTTCATACTGATGGTAATGTCAGAAATCAGCTGATAGATTGCTTCTTCTGCTCCAGGTCTTGGCTTATAGGAAAACACCACTTGTTGGTTACGCTTATCCGGCACAAAGTAGTTATCGCGGTATTTACCGATAAATCTTCCTAACCGCTGCCCTATATCCAAGAGCCGATACTCTGACCACAAATCCATTAGTCCATTTGAGGAAGGCGTGCCGGTCAAGCCTACAATCCTTTTTACTTTGGGCCTGACTTTCAGCAAGCTCTTAAACCGCTTAGCCTGGTGGGATTTGAAGGAAGACAACTCATCGATGGCCACCATGTCAAAGTCAAAGGGAATGCCGCTTCGGTGAACGAGCCACTCAACATTCTCCCGGTTGATTATATACACCTGTGCTTTCTGTAGGAGAGCTGATTTCCTTTGCTTTTCCGAGCCCACAGCGACCTTGTATGTCAAGCCCTGCAAATGATCCCATTTTTCAATCTCGGCTGGCCAGGTATCCCTTGCTACTCTAAGTGGGGCAATGACCAACACCTTACGGACGAGAAAGCTGTCCAGTGTCAAGTCAAAAATAGCAGTCAGCGTGATAACGCTCTTACCAAGCCCCATATCAAGCAGAACTGCTGCAACGGGATGGGAGAGGATATAGTCTGTTGCATAGACCTGGTATTCATGTGGTCTGTATTTCATGAAGGATCCCTCCAATCTGTTCTGGTCCATCTATACAGAAAACCAAAAACCCAAGTGACTCCAACTGTCTTTTTCGTTTTTCCTGCAAAGGACGCATTTTCTTTCCTGGGGCTTTCACTTCCACAAAAGCTATTTTTCCATAAGACAGTAGAATCAGGCGGTCTGGCATTCCATCGAAACCAGGTGATATAAACTTTAGTGCAAGGCCGCCCATGTCTTTTACCGCTCTGATCAGTTTTTGCTCTACAGTTTTTTCTCTCATATATCCTCCATAAAACTGTGTTCCTAGTCCCGAAAAAACCCTATACGCGCGTATATACGCGTCTGCATGTGTGTTATCTCTCTCTTTCTTTACTATTATTTTTAATAGTAATCTTCGGAACATAGGAACACAGGGTATTAGGCAACGCATTTTATAAGGGGCTGGCGCCTGTTCCGATGTGGTGTACCGAAAGATGTTTTTTGGTTCATCGGAACCAAACTATTCTGTCCCCAGAATGCACTTGTTCCAAGTGAACCAAATTTTTTCATGCCTTGGGAACGTAAAGCCACTGTGGCCCGTATAGCGGAATTCGCTCTTTTTTCACAAGGCCACTCCAACCACCGATACCTGCCATAATTGCTGAAATTTCGTTGCCATCCATCCGGCGGAGATTGGCTCGATCTTTCCCAAAGCATTCACACCATATCTCCATATTGGAGACGGATTCACGCTTCCATACACCCATGCGTCTACTTTCACCGAATTCTGTACCGTTAATAAAAGCCCGGCGTTCATATAAGTCCATGCTGTCCCAGTCCTCCGGCAGGAGCATGTCCAAGTAGTCCCGGACCAGCCCTTCTCGCTCATCAGACTCCATCGCTTCCCGCTGCTCATCCTTAGCAAGCTTTTCAAGACTAACATCCAGGTAGAGCTTTTCATTGGTTTTGACATAAGTAAGCGACTCTGCCCATATCTGCAGGACTTCTTCTTGGGTAAGCTGCCAAGATTGTTTATTGCTGCTTCCCGGGGTTTTTACCGGCCAAAAGCGGCGATTACCTGTCGAGTCTCTTAAGTAGCCTTTTTCCGCATTGGTGGTGCCGAAAAAGACGCACTGCCTGAGGTGAGGGGTTGCCCTGCGCCCGAAGCTGGCGCGATAGATGTCGTTCTGGCGTGATAGGAAACTGCGAAGGGTTTCCACCTCAGCCTTTTTAAGTCCGGCGAGCTCTCCGATCTCCAGTAGCCAATACCCCTGCAGCTTCTCAGCGGCGGTTTTGTCTTTTGTGTCTGAAAGGCTGAGTGAATCGGAAAACCATTCGCCGCCAAGCTTAGCAATAAGTGTGCTTTTACCTCCACCCTGCGGGCCATTAAGCACCAACATGGAGTCAAACTTGATTCCCGGGGTTAACACCCGGGTAATAGCAGCACAAAGCGTTTTTCTGGTTACCGAGCGTACATAGGGGTTATCAGCTGCACCCAGATAATCGATCAAGAGGGTGTCCACACGGGGAACTCTGTCCCATTCTGGTAATGCTTCAATGAACTCCCTGATGGGATGGTATGAGCGATCATCGGCGACCTTCGCTACCGCTACATCGTAGTTTCTTGCAGAGAAAGTTCCGTAGAGCGTGTCAATATAGCTGATTAACTGTGCATCATCCGCATCACGCCAAAACTTAGATGGGTGAGGCCAAGGCACGTCTCCTTTAATTTCAAGGCTGTCGGATAGCTGATTATATACAATGCTTTTCAGGTCCGAAGCGTTTTCTAAAATTAAGATCAGGTTTCGAAGTGAGTTTTTAACGGTACCGGTCTTATCGAGTTCCAGTTGGTTTTCCCAATCTTCATCAACAAACTCACTTTCTGCCTGTGCTTTTCTTTCTTCAGCAAATTGCTCCTTCACCCGCTCATCTTTCAAAGCAAAATCGGTCATGGCTTTGAAGGAAGGCAGCTTGCTTGGCGCAGTATTGATGGATACCTTTTCATCGAGATCTTGAAATTTGTGCACTCGAACCAAGTCGAATGCATTGAGCAGGGTGCCACTTGCAGGATCTGTCGCATGGTGGCTGTATGCGAATTTTCCATCGTAAACCACCAGCCCGGCTGATGAGTCCGCTGGGATATAGTCAAAGCGACCGTTCATTGCACTTGGCTCGTAAACATCTGGTAAGAACGTGTCAATAGCTTCTTCCGTAGTATAGGCTCTGCAAAATGCACCGATGACGCCTTCTTTGGCGAGCGGATCCGCCTGCTTGGTGATCTTGCGCTGAACCACTTCTGACTGCCTAGAGGATACCGGCCACATCGAGGTATCCCGCCAATCTTCGTAATAGGAAAGGTATACATCAGGGTCAAGTAGAGGCCCCTCTTTTTCTTCAAAAACAAACTCTCCGTCTGAAGGTGTTGATGGCCAATACATCAAACGGGATGGTTCATAGGTGGTATCGTCAAAGAAATCAATGCCTATTTCCTTCGCTACCATTCGTCCAAGAGCCGGGTATTCATCTTCACTGACCTCGCGAGCCAGTGGTATAAGTAACCTTAGTCGAGGGAACTTGGGGGTGTTTTTGTGGGTAGAATAGATACAACATTTAAAATCGTGCAGTGTCTCTATCTGATCCCAGACTCCAGGTTTTGCATAATCCATATCAAGGGTAAGTAGAGAACGGCAAAGCACATAACCATTTCGGCGTTTGCCTTCACGCAGGGCACCGCCTACAAAGCCGCCCACGTCTTTGATAGCATCCTGTTGAGCGCGACTCATCTTGCGAAACTCGGATACCGTTTCGGTTGTCCGGATGGTTGTCCTAACGCGGGCAGTGAAGTCCTCCCAGGTGATGTCTTTGTTCTTCCATTTCTTATCCATACGGCTGTTGCCAACCGCTATTTTCATATTTCCTGCACCTCCTCGCATTTTTCGGTGAAGTATCTGATGGGAATGCCCCTCTTTTTCGCTTTACTGATCTCCCTAGCCATGCCGCCCGACACCCTGCCACCGAAGACCCATACCTCATCGCATTTACAGAGCAGGATGAGAGCGAATAATAGTCCAAGTTCGCGCTGTTCGCGATCCTCATCGTCCATAAACTGCGGGTAATGAAGGTGCGGCGCAAGGGGTATGTACTCCTTGTTGACTGCATACCTGCAATAGCCACGCGCACGGTTGATGTTGTGTTCAATGTTACCCGCAAAAGGGGAGCAGACATAAACGAGCCGACGGAATTGCTTCTTTTCCTCTAGTGCCACATTAGCCAAAGCTTCTGCTGCTGTGGGATCTGGATAACCTTCTGCATTGTACTTGTCCATAACTACTCCACCTCATCATCAGAGTCTTGTTCAATCAGTGGTAGCATGCCATGGTCCTTTAGAAGCTCATAAATGAACAATCGCCCTTTTTGAGTCCAGTAGGTGTGTACTTTAGAATGCATCGTTCCATCATTTCCGGGGTACGTATGGGTTTTCGTAGTCGTATATCCATGACGGGCATATTTTTGATACAGAAGCCAAATCTTACCCTGTCTAAATTGAACGCCAAGATTATGCAGGTATTCATTGAACCAGCGACCGGATTTTCCATAGTCCTTGGCAATGGTAGTGATGGATACCGCATCCTTGCAATTAAGCACCACGTCGTAGTAGCTTGCTTTGGGCTTCATCTCTGCAATCTGCTGTTCTTGAATACCTATGGCAGTCGTAAGTTCAGCGTTCTTTGTTCTTGCCGCCTTTAACTCCTGTAATGCCTTAATTAGAAAATCTGGATTGGCAAGCAACTCGTCTGTTGCGTAGAGCCCATGCTTTCGAATAGTAGGGAGAACCTCGTGGGTTACCCAACGCTTAAAATTTTTGGCCTCCGGTTTTCGAGAAACCAATATGACACTATAAAGACCGCTTTCATTGATAATAGATACTTCTTGTCTTCCACCAGGGGTGTCGATAATATCGACTCCCTTTTCATCACTGTCCAGGCGGGCCATAACATCGCGGTTGTTTCCAATGTCCAGTACACTGCAAACATCTTTGAGCACCCACCAAGGGCTTCCGTTTTTCACTACAGTTCTAACTGCGCTGCCTTCGTAACTAAAAACCTTTAAATCTTTCATATCAAAGCCTCCAGCATATAGTTGTAGGGCGACAAAACCTTGCCCTCACCTATAAGCCAAAAAAGAGGAGGTATCGAACCCCCTCCATTTAATCTTTCTGATAAAAGTTACACTCAAAGCCATCAGCACGTAGCATAAGCCCTTTAGCCCAAGGCGGGATCTGACTCATAATAGCGCAAATTTTCTCGACGGATTCCTCCTTGGGCGCTTCCAAAACCACCTCATCGTGGACATGCATGACAATCCGATAACCTGCTTTGTTTAGGTTTCTCATGGCATAACAAAGAAGATCTCTTGAGATGGCTTGCACGATATTCTCAACAAATTTCGGACCGTAACTATCAATGCGCTCCCATTTTTTTGTTGCTCCTACACCTTCGTATGTCACCGCTTCACTGCCAAAGCTATTAAGGCCCATTCTTGGTTTTACATAGGATAGTTGTCTCCGGGACGGAAGCCATATTAAAAGCATTCCACTGCGGTATTCAAAGCGGATGCGATGCGTTTGAGTTTTGATTCGCTCTTTAACAGTATTTTTCACTGATCTATCGACATCCCACCATAGCCTTACAATATTGGGATTTGCATTTCGCCATGCGTTAACCAAAGGTTTTAGTTCTTCTTCAGCAAGTCCCATCTCCAAGCCGCCCATAGCCTTTAGAGCTCCTACGGATCCGCCATATCCAAGAGCCAATTCTGCAATTTTACCTTTTTGTCTTAAGGGGCTTCCTTTTGTCACTTCCTCCAGGGGGACTCTAAACATCTGAGAAGCGGATGCTTCGTATATTTTCCCATGAGTAGCGAAGACTTTATTTCTCCACGTTTCGCCTGCAAGCCAAGCAATTACTCTAGCTTCAATGGCACTAAAATCAGCAACGATGAATTTGTGGCCCTCTTTTGGAACAAAGGCAGTACGGATTAATTCAGATAAGACATTGGGAATAGACTCGTATAAAAGTTCCAATGCCTCAAAGTACCCACACCTCACTAATTTTCGTGCCTCTTCCAAATCCGGCAAATGGTTCTGTGGGAGGTTTTGAACTTGAATAAGCCTTCCTGCAAATCTGCCGGTTCGATTGGCACCGTAAAACTGTATCAGTCCACGCGCTCTTCCATCAGAACACACTGCATTTTCCATTGTGGTGTATTTCTTTACGCTGGACTTAGCAAGTAACTGACGTAGCTCCAATACTTCACTTAGATGGGCTGGAGCTTTCTTTAATAACGCTTTGACGGATGCTTTATCAAGACTATCCGTTTCCAGACCATTTTCGGATAGCCAAGTTTTCATCTGGGCCACTGAATTAGGGTTTTCTAGTTTTGTAAGCTCTCTCAGGCGTCCCATCAATTCTTCTCTGACTTTGTCGTCGCATCGGATGGCTTGATGCACCAACTTAAGATCCAACTGAATGCCTCGATCGTTGATTTGCTGGTCAAGGATATAGTTTTCCCACTCATCCTCCTGCATAGGGAACTTCTGAAGCTTTGCCTGTATAGAGAGCTCAACTTCAACATCTCGATGGTTATATGCTTTAAATCGATCCCACTTATCCGGATTATGTCCTGGCAAATTGCGTGTGCGGCCACCATTGGTCTTTGTCGACTTACAGGGCTGACAGAAATAGCGGATGAGTTCTTTCCCTTCGGTCAGTTTTTTCTTATCCGCTCCTGTTACGATCGCTGCTCCCTTAAGGGAAAGGGGAAGCCCAAGATACGCAGACCACACCATCGTACAGCGCCATGAATCAGGCTCTAGCCACATACCAAAATAACGGGATAAACAGATGCGTTCAAACTGCGCATTGAAAGCCCATTTTGTTACCTTGTCATCCAAAATTGCATCCAGTACCTGCTGTGGAATTTCTTCACCACATGCCAGATCAACCACATGCACCGGTCCACCATCCACACTGTAGCCCAAAAGCAAAATATCAAAATTCGGTGCTTCAGCGTAACGATAGACCCCGCTTTTGGCGAGGTCTACGCTACTATATGTTTCTATATCTATACTGAGGGTTTTCATGCTAAGAAATCATCATCCACGTCGGTGACAAAATCTTCAGCTGCATTTGTTCTGCCACCTAGAGGCTCACCGTCGCGGATCTTTTGAATGTTTCCAAGGCCGCAGGCGATTCCTTTATTGCCATTTGTGTTAAAAGCGTAGAAGTTGATACTTACTCTTGCGTACACCCCTGAGTAGATTTCCGAACGCTCGAAAATTGGGTTGATGTCTTTGTCTACGACTTGCGGTGGTGTATTGCTATTTGCATTGACGAAATAACTATTCGCATAGGCTTCATCATCAGGACGGTCTATGTCCCCATCTCGTTGAGGAAGCTTTAAAGCTGCCTTATTAGGAATCTTGCCGCCAAATTTACCTTTACCTTCTTCAATTGCTGCATTTACTGCTTCATTAATGGCACCGAGTGTTTTCGTATCACTCTTAGGAATAATCAGGCTCACGCTATATTTTTCAGCGCCACCATTGATTGATTTTGGTTCCCAAACATTTGCATAAGAGAGTCTTACAACTCCAGTGATTACTTTCGTAGGATTTGTTCTTTTTGCTTTATTTGACATAATTATTCCTCCATAAAATCATTTTTTGCTGTCCCAGTTGTTATTTCAGGACGCTTGTCTGAGACAGGTACAAGCGTTGGTTTCCCTGGCGGCTTCTTGATCAGACCACCTAAGATTTCTTTAAATTTGGTTTTTCCCATCAATTTTTCCATTTGGGTAATCGTGATGAGGCTTTGCCTGTAGATATCGTTATATCCTGTGTTCTTTGCTGCTTCTGCTACTGCTTTTTCATCTGTGTACTTGCGATTGGATCGACCTGTCACTACCTTAAATCCAGGCCACTCTTTTCCATGATTCACTGCTGCATCTGTTGCATAAGCCATGATTTCATTTGCCCAGCTGGTAAGATCACCAACCGATGATAAAATCTCTGCAATTTCTTCATCTGAAAGTAGTGGCGGCAGTGCAAACTCAAATGTTGCTAATTTCATCTTGGCTTCCGCCCTTGCTCTACACTTCACTGCCGCCCGGCAAAATTGACACCATTCACCAGCACAGTAATTGCCATCACCTGCAAAGGCTAGTTCAGCTTTGGGCTTCAACTCTTCCTCAGCCCATTGATATAGGCTTTCTTTTGAAACTGTATATGTGCTAACATTTTCCCGTCTTGGTTGATAGATTGTCATTGATACTGTGTCGGTGTCATAGATCCCATCAAAGATTTCCAGTGCACCAAGTGCATAGAGCTTCATTTGCGGATTATCTTCTGCACTTACTAAAACGCCCTGTCCATACTTAAAATCAATAATGTGAAGGCTTCCATCAGCGATAATCACGCAGTCACCGGTTCCAAACCCATCAGGCACATATTTCGAGAAGTTCAGCCGCTGTTCTATCAAAACGAGTGGATCATTGCAGGTTTGCTTTGCCTGTTCAATAATCTCAAGCACAAATTCCACATAACCATCAGTGTAATTGTCCATTTCATCGGAGTCATAAGGTGAGACAGGCTTTTTTGACTGCATCTTAAGTGCCTTTCGAAGCTTGTGTTCACTTAATTCGTGGGCGGCTGTTCCTTCGGCTGCAGCTTCACCGCTTTTATCATCAAATTCAAGCTCAAGCCTGGCCGATGGTGTGCAATTCAACCAGCGATGGGAACCTGACGCGGAAAGAATAGCATGAGTGCTCATTTTAATCCCCCCGCATCAGAGAGCAGGGAAGCGTACTTTGATGGATCAATCTTGCTGAGTTTGGATGCACCATACTTTTGAAGTAGTTCTCTCACTTCAGCAGTGAATCCATCATGGCTTTTTTCAGCAAGTACAGCTCTTACCTCTTCCAAAGTAATCTGCTTGTTGATTGGCTCATTTACCGGCTCATGTTGTTGTTTTTCCGTTTCATCATTATTAGTGATTGCATCAGCAACTGCCTGAACACTGTCTGCGAGTGACCTCAGGCCAGAGACTACATCAAGAAAAAGCTTAGTTTTGCTCATGGCTCACACCTCCTTCCTTTAATTCCTTGATTTCTACCGTCTCGACTGAGTCACCAGGTGTAATCACAAGCAAGTTTAGATTTTTGCCGAGTAACCAATCGAGCATTTTACTTCGGACGGTTTTCTTGCTGCTTTCAATTACAGGTTTTCTGTCGCCACCGGGCTTTGTCACATTGATAGTGACTTTGTGTTTTAGGCTCATTGTCCGTCTCCTTTCCGGGGGGCGATTTATTTGCCCCTCACCAATAAGCGAAAAAGAAGGTTCTTTCGAACCCCCTTTTCAGGAAAGATATTGAGGTAGGGTTCTTTCGAACCCCATTCTCATGAAAGTACTTTTCTTAATTTTTCGTGCATCTTCTTCAATCGTTTACGAATAGCTGTCTCTGTAACTCCTTCTTCTGTAGCGATATCCACATTGGTTCGGTTTTCGATATAGACCTTCTTAAAGAGCTCCTTTTGTTGGGGAAGGAGGCAATCCATAGCCTTGGTTAACTTGTCCAGCATATCCAGATGCTCGGCTTCTTTTTCAGCTTCAATAAGTAGCTTTTCTGGATTAGTGCTATTGTCTGCAAGATATTTATTGCGGTCATTTGCAGATTCATCTTCACCATCATGGTATGCATCCAGATGAGTAGTCACTCGATAGTCATAACGTCTCTGTTCATCTACTTCGTTATCATCCATGCTGTGCAGTAATTCAATAAATGAATTCGAAGCTTCTCCAGGGCTAATGGTAATTTTAGTTCCATCTGCTGGATAGTAAATATACTCCGTTCTCTTATTTGGGCTTGTTTTGTACTTTTTTTGCATATTATTGGCTCCTTTGGTTTTCAAATTTTGGTTTTGAAAATCCGCAGAAGCCTAAAATCCGTAGAACAAAAATAACGGCCAGGGATAGTCCTCTAATGTGAGAACTAATCCTGGCCGTCATACAGCTCTGCGGATTATCTATTCAATTATTTGCTATGCTGCTTGAACATGGCTTTCTACATGAAAAGTAGAATTATTCGGTCTTAAAACTATTGTCACAACATCATCTCGTTCAATTTTCAACCTTCCTCCTATTGGTATTTGAGTGCTTGTCTTACATCTTTTATATGCAATTTCGATAAAACCTGTAGTCGCATTGCCCTTACATGCTAAACGCCCTTTGCAATCCCTAATATCTTCCATTAATGCTCCTCCTTTGACTAATTAGATGCTTGTCTTCTTTCTATCTAAATTTTATATGTTTAATCCCTTCAAATCCTCAGCTAAGACTCGGCTAGGACTCCGCTAAGACTCACTTTTAATTAAAATATTCTTGCACAAATTAACTCAGCTAATATAAAGCATAAATAAGCGTTTTTAAATATTTGATTGTAATTCGCTAATATAAAAGCTATAATTATAGAGATGAGTTTTATTACCATGCGGTAATGCTTGGAGGCGATAATAATGGCTTTTAGTTATAACAAACTTTGGAAATTGTTAATTGATAGAAAAATGATGAAAAAAGACTTAATGGCTAAAACAAACTTAACATCAACAACAATGGCTAAAATGAGCAAGGATTTGCCTGTAAGCATGGATGTGTTAGGTAGAATTTGTAAAGCACTTGATGTAAACATAGGAGACATTGTAGATTACGTAGATGACGAAAAATCTACCAATAAATAAGTGATTGAAAGGGGCTGCAATCTATGAAAAAATTATGTTTTGGTAGTTTCACAACAATACTAAAACTTTGCAAAGTGAAGAGTGTTACCCAAAAGTGGCTGTGTGGTACATTGCTTCTTTCTATTGCGCCTACTTATGATATTCGTCACGACGATGGGACTGTTTCAGATTTGTTGAAAGGGAAGAAAAACCTATCTCCTCATGTCACTGAACTTGCTTTAACAGCAGACAAGAAAGAACTGTCAGAATACTTTGAAAGAAGTGTATTGCCTTTATTAGATGGTAATAAAAGAAGCCTGATAGTTTTAGCATTGAAAGATATAATTGATTCTGATGATACAATCGAAAATGATACTGTTATTGAAATTGTGAACGATATGACAAAGGAAGATATCGCTAACCGTAATGCTTTTGTCTTAGGAGATTTTTTAGCAGGGATATTTCTTTATACAGTCCTTAATGTCAATAATAGAAACTGCGAAGATAGTATAAAAGAAATAACCCATGAGTACATAGAAAGCTTTGAAGATCAAAAAATCAATGTAATCTTTCAGGGTAGCTACAGCAATTTTTCTACTGAAACGGCCCATGAAATTGCTATGGATGCACGCACTTTGGTTCTACTATCGGAAACCGGAGGTAAATGTCAGCGTTGTAGTAAAGTTTTAGGCATAAAAAAAGAAGGCAACGATGTCAACTACGCTAAAATCATTAACCTTTCCGAAAATGAAGATATTGTTTTGTGTGTTGAATGTGAGCGTGAAATCCAAAATGCTTCTGATGGAGAGAAACAAGCCCTACTGTCTGCAAAACATGATTTGGAAACATTTATAACTGCAAGAGAAGCAACTTCACGTTATAAGATTGAAAAACAGATCGAGCATGTTCTACGAGAAGTTGATTTAATGGATGTCACAGTCGATACGCAACTTAAAATAAAGCCTGTAAAAGTAGAAAATAAAATTGCTGAAAAGCGCTTAAGAGAGCGCGTACTTTACGATGTCAACAGATTGTACCAGGGGGTTAACGACTCCTTAGATCGCTTAGCTGGAGAGAATAAATTGAATACCAATAAATTTGCAAAAAGCATAAAAAGAATGTATGAAGATGCGAATGAAACAAACATATCACAAAGCGATCTATACCACCTACTGGTACAAACACTATTTGAAAAAACAGGACGAAAATACAGAGAAGCTTGTGAGATAATTATCTCCTACTTCGTGCAAAGGTGTGAGGTGTTCGATGAGATTACCTAATAAAGTAACCACATATACAAACAGCATCATTGCCCTCTTCCCTAATATCCTAGAAGCACTGGAAGAAAGCGATATGATACCAAAAGAACTATTTGAACAAGTATCTTTAGGTAAAGGAACTATGGGGGATTTTTTAAGCGCCTTAGATTGCTTGTTTGCATTAGGCCAAATTGAAATTATTGAGGAAGGGAGGGTACTACACTATGTTAAAACAGATTCACTGTGATAAATTTGCTCCAGGGCATCAAACAATAGATTTTAGTTCCGGCCTTAATACAGTTTTAGGTAATGATGGCGGAAGCAATGCTATCGGCAAATCAACATTTCTTTGGATTATTGACTATGTCTTCGGTGGTGACAGTTACTACTCTCTCTCAGATGATATAAAATCAGAGATTGGGCCACATACTATTTTTTTCGTTTTCGAGTTTGAAGGTAAACCGCATTATTTTTATCGAAACACTGAAGATCCAAAGAATGTATATCGAAGCGACAAAGACTACCATTTAATTGAAAAATTATCATTAGAAGAATATAGAGCCTTACTGTACCAGGAATATAGCATTGGACTACCCATGCTCAAGTTCGGAGAAATTACTGAGCGATTTTTTCGTATTTATGGACGAAAAAACACACTAGAAAAATATCCATTATTAATTAAACCTAGAGAGCAAGATGAAAAAGCTGTTGATTTCCTGATGAAGTTTTTCGGGCATAGTGAAATACTAACCTCAATCAAAACTATGGAAGAAGAGCTGGGCGTAAAAGCATTACAGTATAAATCGAAGCAGCGCCAGCAGGTCGATATAGAAAAAATCGAAATGAACAAAAAAGCAATAGAGTCACTTAAGGTAAGACTGCAAAAACTCATGAAAAGTAATGAAGATGCGCAATTAGCAATGTTTGGATTTGATACTCAATCTTTTGAAAGAATTACTAAGATTCAAAAGGAGCTTAATCATTTCAATCGAAAGAGAAATAGACTTCAATCTGAAGTTAACGCTATTAAAACTAATATTTCAGATAGTAAATCAGAAATCTCTGATGAGTTTCATTCTCTAACACATTTTTTCCCAGATGCAAATTTAAAGGCCTTCGAAGAAATTGAGCAATTTCATGTAAAAATCAGGAAAATATTAAATGATGAAATGCATCAAGAGATCATCCAGATACAACCTCTTATTTATCAGTATGACAAGGAAATTGAAGTGCTAAATGCAAAAATTGAAGATTCTGGTTTGGCTAAAGAAATGTCTGAGAGGGTCTTATCTCAATGCGTTAATGTTTCAAAAAGTATTGATAAATTGGAAGAAGAGACGGCTGAATTAATCCATCAAAAAGAACTACAGGAAGCTAGAGCCCAAGCTGAGAATAAAATGGAGAACTTATTATCAATGCAAACAGAAAAATTAGAAGAAATACAGGAAGCAGTCAACTATAAAATGAAGATAATCAATGGAATAGTAACCGAACAACACGAAACTGCTCCTAAACTACAAATTACTCCCAAAAAAGAAATATTCTTTGAAACACCGGGAAACACCAGTGAAGGTACAGCGTTTAAGAGCCTTGTGGTGTACGATTTAAGCATATTGGAACTATGCCCACTACCTACCCTGATTCATGATTCCAACATTATTAAACGCATTGAGGACATACATTTAGAACATATATTGGAACGCTACCAATCAAGTAGACGACAAATATTTATTGCTTTTGATAAAGCTGATTCAACTACTGAGAAAGCACATGAAATTTTAGAAGATACTACAATTCTACGCTTATCAGATGGCAATGAATTATTTGGACGTTCATGGAGCAAGTACAAATCAAGTAATTAA